TCAAAAAAAAAAACTAATTCATCACAAAATAATTCGAAAAAAAAAACTAGAAATACATTACGAGGTAAAAAATATAATAAAATAAAAGGCGGAGGACTAACATTTAGAGAAGATATAACACCTAGAGAAATTTCAGCATTAATGGTAGATGAAGAAGATCCTAATCAAGAGTTAGGACATTTTAGTTTAAGAACTACTGAACCATATGATTTATCAATACATATAGATGAAACTTATCAAAATCGTAAATTATCTATAAAACTTTTAGAATTATTTTATTATCTTGTAACTAGAAGATATGATTATACTGATATGAGTGGTAACAGGGTGTATAAATTCTCGACTGAATTCTCATTGAAAGATTCTGATATTTTATATATAGATACAGATGCTAGTGGGAGTGAGAGAGGTCCTTCTTTTTGGGATTTTATAGGTATGAAACCAAATAGACAATGTGAAAGACAAAATCCAAATTGTAAATCACGTGGTTATGAAAAAAGTATAACTTTAAAAGATTTATTAATTAATATAGAGAAATTTAAAATTAAATACGTAAATTATCTATAAAAGTATATTGTAATAATATAGAAAAGAAAAAAATGGAAGGCAAGTTTGAGGGTCCGAGAGCAAAAGCACTTTTAGCTAAACTAACCGAACAACAGAGAGAAGAAGTACTAAAAATTCATAAAGCAATGGAAAAGAAAGAAGCTAAAAATAAATATCATTTTCCAAAAAAAACAGAAAATAAAGAAGGTGGGAAAGGAAAAAAAAAAGTGAAAGCAAAAAAAACTAAAGCAAAAAAAACTAAAGCAAAAAAATAAAGTAATTTTTAATTTTTTTTATGGATTATATATAAAATCATTTCTTGGTATTTCAACAACTTGATATGGAGATGTATTTAACATAGGAGAATTGAAACTAATGATATTAGGTATAGCATACATATCTCTTAATTTATTACCAAGTATTATATCATCAGTAATAGATATTTTAACATCATTATTATTGTTTGTAGGAGTCATATAAAATTCAGAAGAATGTCTATCTTTTTGTCTAGCAAATAATTTCCAATTATTATTACCAGTATCTTTTTCTTCTGAATTATTTGTTACATAACCGACGAGACGAAATGTATCATTTACATTATTAGTTTTAATATACATACTTCTATTAATAATATTGTTAGTTAATTCAGTATGATTATTAGTATCAGAACGATTAATAGGTGGAAATAATTCATCATTTAATACTCTATAATCTCTAATAATAGTATCAGCGCGAGTACTTTTATTATTATTATTATTATTATTATTATTTTTAATTTGATTTAATTGTTTAAGAGACATACAAATTTTATCAGAATTATGATTTTTATGAATATTTAATTCGTGATTAATTTTATTAAATTTATTTTCTAAATTAGAGTATTTTAATTTAATTTCATTAATTTCATCTTTTTTTAAATTATTTTTATTATTAATTTTATTATTAATTTTATTTAACTCAGATTTAATATTATTATTTTTATTTTTTTCATTAAGATAATTATTATTAATAGATATATTATTATTTTTTTCAATAGTAATATATTTTTTTAAATTTAAATTTGAATAATAAAGATATATTGAAAATAAAATAAATAAAATAATTAAAATTATTAAAAAATATATAAATAAATTATAATTTTTTTTTGACATATTCTTCTAAATATCTATATAATAAAAAATGATATATTTAATTTAGTTAAATAATCAATATGATTACTCTAGATGATATGCCAAAAAATATGCGATGTCCTTGTGGTGGGGGACAATCATGTATGGTAGATAGAAGATGGTTAGGGGATTGGATATATGAGGACGAAATATTTATAAAATTTAAAATTAAATTAAGAAAAAATTGTTTTGAAAAATATTCAAAGAAGCAAATAGAAATATTAAACAAAGAATTAAACGGTATGAATATATAAAATTTATTTATAAAATAAAATAAACCAATTTTGTAATTCCCAAGTAATAATATAATTATAACCCAATGATTCTGCTAAATTATTAATAGAATCATAATCATGTATATAATAAAATCTATTAATAATATTATTAGGTGATAATTTCCATTTGACATAATTTGGACCAGAATCAAAATCGCGATAATCTATTTTATTTTTTATATAATTTTCATTATTAAAATTTTTTTCTTTAGACCAAAAAGAAATCAGAAGAGTACCATTATCAGATAAAGAATTTAGTAAATTTAAAATAGCTAATTTTTGTTCTCCAATAGTTTCTAAATGATGTAAAGTAGCAATAGCAATAATTTTATTATATTTTTTATTAGATTTAAAATTTAAAACATCATTATAATAAACATTTAAATTTTTAGCGATACAAATATTTAATAATTTATTTGAAATATCAAAACCTTCTGAAATATACCCAATATTATTAGCATATATCATATTTTTACCATTACCGCATCCACAATCTAATAATGTATCATTAGTATCGTAATTATTTAGAAATTCTTTAACGGTATTCCAAATTCTAACTCTTGAATTATCAAAAGAATTTGCAATTAAATCATATTGATTTGCAATAATATTATTATGAGTATTCATATAAGGTAATAATTAATATATAATTAATATTTAAATAAAAATAGATGGATAAAAATATAAAAATGGGTTAATAATTTAAAAATCCATTATATTTTTTCTAGTATTAGTATAATGGTTATTATAATATTTATAATAGTTATAATAGTTATAATAATATTTATACATTATTTATCTAAAAATATAGATAATTTCAGTAATTATGATATTACTCAATTAAATACACTCGATTCTGATTTAAATATTTATTCTGAAAATATAAATTTTTTAAGCAATAATAATACTATTAATTCTGATTTATTATGTATAAATGGTGAATGTATTGATTTTGCAGAAGATAGAAATAAAACTTTACCTAAACCATCAGGAGAAGATGGTGTATGCAATGACGATCAGTGTTATGAATGTACTTGTGAGAATGGGAAAGCGGCTGAGCGTACTTGTACGAAAAAAAAAAGTCAAAGTGATAGGGAACAATGTGTAACTTGTAATGCAGGATATGGATTAGTTAACGGCAAATGTGTAGAATGTACTGGTAATACTTATAATGATAGACATAATAGAGATGAATGTCAATCATGTAGTAATCTTAAATGTCTCACTGGTGGCTATCCACAAGGAAATCCTTATTATAAAAGAAACAATTGTGGTGGTAGTTCTAAAGGGACGTGTTCACGAAAAACTTGTAAATGTGAAGCGAATGGAATAGCTACATGGTCTTGTAGTACTGAAACAGAAAATACGTGCGCTCAATGTTATGTAGGACATAAATTAACTGCTAACGCAGGAACTGTAGGAGCAAAGTGCGTAGCATGTGAAGCAAATACATATCAAAACACCATAAATGAAACAACATCTTGTATGCCATGTGCTTATTGTACTGATTTTAATGGAAAAAAAAGATATAGAATAAATTGCGGGGGTACCTCACCTGGTCAGTGTGTTAACTGTCCTTCTTGTCCTGCAGGAGAATATAGAATAAATTGCGGGGGTAATTCTGAAGGAACTTGTACTCCGTGTCCTTCTTGTACTACAGGTCAACATTTAACTGGTTGTGAAGGTACTTCACCTGGTGAATGTAGGCAAAATTCATGTTCTTGTAGTGGTGGTCGAGAAGCTACGGGATCAGAGTGTACGTCGCACGAGGGTAATATATGTATTTCGTGTGATGGAAGTCATTACAAAGTTGGAGAAAGTTGTACTCCATGTAAATCAACAGCATGTCCAAGTGACCATTTTCGAACGGGATGGACTTGTGCAGGAGGTGCAAGTTGTAAGCGCAAGAGATGGTGCGCAATTGGACAATACCGTTCAGAAGGTAGTGATACAAGTGATGCTGTTTGTAAAGCGTGGAGTGCAGGAAATGATTGGCGGAGCTTCTACTACCAGAATGGGCATTCGAGGGAAGGGGATTACAAATATGCATGGATTGAAAGTCGTGGGAAAAATGGAAACTTATACACTTATGCAGTATGGGATAATGAGGTAGTTTATTATAAAAACCATGGTAATATGAGTCTACGAGCCACTGGAGAATCACCATGGATGCCTTGGGGGCATAATAAGCAACGTAGATTTCACGGAGGAACGTTGGAGTATGATGATGATGATTTTAATTGTGAAGAACATGGAAGAAAATGGTCTGGTAATAATTATTATTCATTTTATCCTGCCGGTAATCCAACAATACGTGATAATGGTGTATGTGATTCTGGTAGCGGGAAGAAATGGTCTCAAAATGATACATACTTTCGAAAAATTAAGTGGCAAGATAGGACTTATGGATAATAAAATTAATTATTACTATTAAATATAGTTTCTAACAAAGATAAATTAAAATCTATGTGTAAAATTCCATAAAACAACATGGTTAGAAATAATATTTATTTTTTCAAGTTTCCAAAATAAAAAATTTGTAGTATGACAATAATTAATATCAGAATTCATTTCTAAAATATAGTTTAAAATATAAGGTTCACCAGATATAAATTGTGCTCCTTTTTGAGGTTTATTAATAAGTGTAGTAGCAAAATTGTATGGATCAATATCTACAATTAAAACATTTTTTCTAGCATTTTTTAAAGCATTAATAATAACTTTTCTTCTAGCATTTGAAGGCATTTCATGTGTAGCAAACATAATAGTAACAATATCACATGAATTAACATAACCATAATTTTCAACATTTGAATTAATAAAATGTTTATTATTATTAATAATTTTAGCAATAGATAACATTTCATTGGAAGTATCAATACCAATACTATTATTATATGTACTATATCCAATACCGCAACAAAAATCAATAACTGAATAATTATGAGGAATAGTATTTAAAATTTTTTTTCTAACATTAATATTACTATATGATAAATAATCAATTAATTTTGAAGCAATAGGGGCAATAATGGCATGTAATAATCCATTAAAACCAATATTACCGAAATTATGTATTCTAGGATCATACCAATAATCGTTAATATATGTATTATAATTAGGTAATTTATCAAGTGGTAAAGTTTTAATATCTTTAATTTTTTTATTATTATTAATATTTATTTTATTATAAAAAAGATGATTAAAATTAAAAGAATGAATTATATTTAAAATAGAAAATAATAAAAGAATAATAAATTTATTTTTCATATATAATAAATAAGATATAAAAATAAATATTTATATATTAATAGAAGCCTTTAAATGAATTAAAAAATGTATATTAAAATAAATGCAACCAATAAAACAATGACATTATGTAAATTAATTTTTAGTAAATCCAATAAAAATATAGCAGATTTTAATTGGATTTACAATCGAACTAATGGATTTAATTATAAAACATGCGAATGTGATAATTTAGATGAATGTAAATCAAAAAATATTAAAGATGATGATAATTATGCAAAATATAAAATAAAAATAAGTCCTAAATATAAGCACTTATTTGTAAATTATTGATTTTTTTTTTTTAATTAATAAACTGTAACTTAATGTTTTTTTAAATTAATAAAAAATAATATTTTAAATGAAACTTACTTATTTACTTTTTTAGAAATATCATTTAATTTTTCAAAAAGATTATCCATTTTTTTATTTAGATGAGATAGTCCTTCCAAAATTTCAGCAGTATCATTGGATGGGAAACTATTCTTTTTATCATAATGATAAGTATTGCGAGTATTTCTTTTTTCTTCACGTTGTAACTTTTTTGTTTCGTACATAGAAATATCATCAAGAGTCACACCATATTCATTACATAGATTTTGTAAATTACTTCTATCATTTGTCATCAAACCAAGAATATTAATAATAATTCTAGTCTTAATACTACCTTCAGTTCTTTTTAGAGCAAGAGCGATTTCTTTAATATCAACACCCTGTTTGGCATTATCAAGAAGATATTTATCATCTTCTGGTTCCCATTTTAATCCTGCATTAGATGTTTTTTCGTTACTTCTATCATTTTGTAGTTTTTTTTGAAATGTTGACATTTTATTAATTTATATTTATTTCTCTTTTTTATTAATAAATCGTTAAATCTTTATATATTTTTATTTATTAGGTAATGAAAAAATATAATTTAATTATATATTTCATATTAATTTTAATAATAATTGTATTAATATATTATTCTAAAATTAAAGAAAAATATGTTAATAAAATTAAAGAAGTTTGTAATGCTAGAAGAAAATTAAATTTAGAAGAATGTATTTATAATATATCAGGAGACGATGGTATCAAAGGTCGTATAGGAAGAGATGGAAACCGTGGAGAAAAAGGAGATAAAGGAAAAACAGGTTATATAGGGAAAAGTGGTAAAAATTATACAAAAATAGGTACTATAAAATTTTATGATCATAAATCTGATAAGATTTTATATGAGTCTAAAAACTTTGATAATAATATAAAAAATAATACTATAACAAAAGTAAAAATTTTAAGAGGAAATAAAGGTGATATTGCTGATATGATACCAATAAATTTTATGGATAAAGATTCAAATAGTATAATAAAATCACATAACTTGGAAAATTTAAAATTAAACCCACTAAATGTATTTATAAAAAAGGGAGATAAAGGTCCGATGGGTAAAAAATCTAATTGTTTTTTTCAACAGATCGGTCCGGATGGTGAACAAGGAGAACAGGGTGTAAAAGGTGATAAAGGTTTAAAAGGGGATAAGGGTCATAAAGGTTTACGTGGTAATACTGGTTATACTGAACCAAATCCAGTATTTGATAATATAACAACAACAAACATGTGTATAACATATCAAAATAATACTAATGTATTACCAATATCTTTATCAAATGAAAAATTAACAGATACACAAAAATGTATGAAAGGCATGGGTGATAATAGTGATAATTGTGTTCCAAATGGTAAAAATTTATGTTGCAATACATATATTCATAAAAATGGAAAATCAAGAAGATGTATAAATATTGAAGATGCTATTAAAATTATTAATAAAGCGAAAATAATAAAAAAAGAATTAGATTATGAAAAAAATATAAAAAATAATTGTGATATAATTTGTTATGATAAACAAAAAGAGGATAATTTTTGTAATTTATGGAAAAAAAATATAGGCGGTGGTGGAAGTAATTTTGATTGTAGTGGTTGTATTGGCGAATGTGGTAAATGGCAAAATATTATTGAAAAATTTGAAAATAATAACTGTAAAAAAAAAAAGGAAGATGGTTTTCAACAATGTATATTATCTGTTAAAGGTGATAGAGGCATTGATGGAAAAGAAGGGAAAATAGGATACACTGGTTTGAAAGGAATTATTGGAGAAAGAGGTAGATCTGGATTAGATGGAGAAAATGCAAAAGAAATACCTACTATAATATTTAAGGATAAAGAATCATTGGAAGAATTAGGTAAATATCAAAGTATTGATAAAAATAATAAAGAAAATATAAATGTATATTTACCAAGAGGTGATAAAGGTGATAAAGCATATATGATTCAAATTGATTTTATATCAGAAGGAAATATAATTGCTCAATATAAACCTCCTGCAAATTCTAAAGCTATTACATTACCAAAAATAGAAGTTAATCTAGATAAATTAAAAGGTGAAACTGGTGATAAAGGTATTGACGGACAATGTTATCCAGGTGAAAAAGGTGAAAAAGGTGATCCTGGTTTGAAAGGTCCAAAAGGAAAAAAAGGTGAAAGGGGGATTGATGGAATAAAGGGAGAAAAAGGAGATCCTGGGCCAACAGATTTAAATCCAGATTATAATTATATTTTAGGAAATAAGTTTTGTTTTACTAAAAATAATGATGTTAGTGATAATTGTTTAGATTCTTTTATAGTTTCATATTTAACTAATCAATTTATAGATAATGATTGGTCACCTTAATAAAATAATATTATATTTATAATATAGAAATACTTAAATTAATATGAATTCAGAATTAGATGTTCAAAATTTAGAAAATGTTGTTAATGATAATATTATTATAGAAAATGAAACTGAAAATGATGAAATCGAAACTGCTGTTAATAACACTATTAATAATAAAACAACTATTGCTTGGAGTAAAATTGATAAAGATGATAATAAATCTAATAAAAGTGAAAATAAATTAAAAATAATAGGATATTTTGTATTTGTTTTTACATTATTATGGTTTATAACAGGTTTATTAGGATGGTTAATGTCAATATATTGTTTTAGATATAATAAAACGAAAATTGAAAATGTAATAGGCGTATTAATTGCACTTTTACTAGGACCCTTTTATTGGTTATATTATATTTATATGCAAAATTATTGTGGTAAATAATAAAAATATATAAATTTATATATATATATATATACAATTATGAATAATAATTTAAATATTGAAAATAATGAATTAAAAATAATTGATAATTTAAATGATCATAATTGGAATATTTATAATGAAAAAAAACAATTATTAAATTTTTTCATGTATATTTATAATGAATTTAAAGAATATATTTTAGATATTGAAAATAAAATTGATAATATTAATACAAAAATAAATAATTATGAGTATATATATATTAAAGAAAATATAAATAATTATAGTATAAATGTATTAAATATTATTAATAATTTAAAAGAGATAATTAATAATTATGAAGAAAGCATAACCGTATATAAATTAAAGAATTATATTAATTATTTCAATATATCTAATATATTAAATGAAATACATATTTTACAAGAACATATTAATAATAATAATAAATTAAAAAATAGAATAAAAAGATGGAATAATAAAAATAATGATACAAAATTATTTGAAATAAATCTTCAAAATATATTATCAAAAAGTAATAACTAAATATATTTAACAAATATAGAAATATTATTAATATTAGAAGCATTTTCTAATATTATATTATCATCAGTTATAGTTTCTATTTCATTTATATTTAAATTTTTTTCAAATATAATATTACTACTATTATTTAATATTATATTATTTATATTAATGTTATCAATATTTTGAATATTATTATCAACCTTAATTAATTTAAAATTAATATTATTCATATTTTTAAATCTATTTTTAATAGCAATATTATTTGATTTATTTTTGTATATAAGATATTTTTTATCCTTATAAAAAATATCTTTATAAACAGTGATCTCAGTATTTAATTGATATTTTAATTTTTTTTGTTTTTTAATTATATCCAAATTTATTATAGTTAATATTTTTTTAATAATATCAATATTTAATATAGTTTCCATTTTATTCATATATAATTCGATTTCTGAATTTAATTGCATTTAATTATTATTAATATTTTTTATATGATATTTTGTATTTTCATGTCTAATAATATGATACTCTCTAAATGCTATGTATTTTTTCCCACATAAACACTGAATTATTTTAGTATCTTTAACATTATTATAATTTTTTTTTTCAATATCTTTTTTATTTGATTGCATTGTAATTTTTTGTCTACATTTATCACAGTGTAAGTAAAATATTTTTTTATTTAAATCTTTATAAGAAAAACAATTTAATTCTAATTTTTTATTACATTTAGTGCATTCCATTAAAATGGTATATTATATTATATTATAAATAATTTTCATTTTTTATTAATTTATAGAATAAAAAAAAAGTACATTTCTTATATTATATTTAATAAAAAAATAATATTTTTAAATTTTAAAATATTTTAAGAAATGTACTATTTTTTTAATAATAATTTATTTGCTTTTTCATAAGCTATAGAAATCTCTTCATTTCGTTTTTTAATTCTATCCAATCTATTTAGTTCATGTTCTTCTTCTAATTTTTGTTTTTTTTCTAATTGTTTTAACTCTTTATCAGTTAGACCTTTTTTAATTTTTGTATCACTATATTTTTTATATTCTTTAACATTTTTAAATTGTTTAACATTATTTAAATCGTTTGTATCAATTAAACGATTTGTTGTATGTGCTTTCATGTAATCTGTATATGCTAAATTTTTAGTTTTTTCAACACTACTACTATAATCATCATTTTTACCAGCTCCAATTTCAGAAAATGCTAAATTTTTTGCTAAAACCATTGGAACAGGATCATTATATTTTGTTAATTCCTTACTTGTATTTTTAACTGATTTATCAAAAACTTCATTAAATGATTTATTATTTATTTTAGTAGTATTAAATATATTATTTACTTTAATATCATCTCTTATACTAGTTGATTTTTCCATTGTATTACCATATCCAAAATCTGTATCTTCATCATAAATCTTAACACTATCGAAATGTTTATTTAATCTTTCATTAAAACTTAAACCGTCTTCAAATTTATCATTATAATTAGTAGTATTTGTATTTTTTTCTTGATAATTATTATATTCGTTTTTTAATTGATTGTAATTTTTATTATCAGTTCTCATTTTATAATCATCTGCTAATTCATAAAATTTTTTTGTAACATAATCAAATAGTACTTTATCACCCCCTTTATCAGGATGTGTTTTAATTGCTATTTTTTTATATGAATTTTTTAATTGATCCCAATTAAATTCTCTTGGTAAATCAAATAATTTATAGGGATCATATTCAATTCCATCATTTATATCATTTATATATTGTTGTTTAATTTGATTATTTCCCATTATTTATATATATATATATTTGAATTATTTTTTTTATATATAATTGATTAATAACTCAATTTAAAATATATTAAAAAAAAGATTTATATTAATAATATATTAATTATTTTTTTTTAAATATAATATAACGATTTAGAAATGAAAATTTCTTTTGAATTTCATCTTTATCTAATTCAATAATGTCTTTTTCAATTCTAGATAAATTACTAGTGTCGCTAATATTATCTTTAATTATATTAAAGTCTTTTTCAAATGTATTTGATTCTATAAATTCAAGATTATATTGTTTTGCTTTATCAATTAATATATCTAAATCTACTAAATATTCTGGTATAATTTTTTGTGTATTTTCTATATAAACACCTATTTGTCTACCATATTTATTATCAATACTTAAATCAAAATTTTTAACTATTGCCCATGTTGTTGCTGTATCATTATTATTTAAATCTTTTACTCCTTTAATAACATTTCCATCATTTTTTTCTAATTCGCTAATAACAGAATTACCATCCATAAATGTTGCGAAAAATATACCATCTTTTTTAAGATTATTTGTAACATTACTTAAAAATCCATTAAGTTTTTCTTCGGTTTCAAAGAAATAATGTATTGCGAATTGACAACTACACACAGCAAATCTATCTGAACCTTTACCCGCAATATGTCTTAAATGATGTTGATTATTTCTATTTCTATTCATTACTATTTTAAGTATATTTTCACTTTCTTCATCGCCAACTATTTTAGCACATTCGCCAGTATTAATAGGTACAGAACAATCGCCTACCGCAAATACTATATCAGGGAAAAATACTTTATCTTGCATTTTTCTACTCTGATTTTTCTTTTTAATTAAACGCGAATACCCACCACTTCTTGGATTATAAATATTTTGTTTAACTAGATCGATTGATAGTATAAATGAATAACGATATTCTAACCATCTATTCATATCACCGCCTTCGCCTCCACAAAGTTCTAATAAAGATGAACGATTTGAACTAAATTCATATAATTTTTTTTTTATACATTGATTATGAAAATTTAACATATGTATTGATAATAAGGATTCTCTTGGAATATTTCTACTATAATAAACATCGTCTGAATCTAATATTTTATCTATAGAATTATTATTATATGTATTATTAATATTTATATCTTCTTTTCCCATAATCATAGAATTTGTAACACTATTATGAATTGATCTCCAAATATTTATAGCAATATTTAAATCATTCATTGTTTTACTAATTTCTCCTTTTTTATATAATCTTGTTTTATCATCTCTAATACGCAATGGATTCCATCTATGATGAATTGAAATATTATCATTTACTTCATAACTAAATTCAATAATTGAATTATCTTCTATTATTTTATTATCATCTGTTCTAATTTCGCCTTTTGAATTAATTTTAACATAAGCTATTTCAACACCATATGTATAATATACATTTGGTTTAAATAAAACTGGTTTATAAGAAGTATATGCATATCTATGTTCTTTTGCATATTTATGATCATATCTTAATTTTAATCCTTTATTGGGACCAATATCTTCCCATTGACTAGAATTATAACCTACATAAAGTTTTAATTCTCTATATTTTTGACCGTTCTCTGTAATAATTTTACCAAATTTAATAAGAAAATCTATTGTATTTTGTTCTGGTGGTTTCCATTTAAATAAACGGTCCCATCTTACATTATCTGTTATTTGAACAGGTTTATTACTATAATAAGAATAAAGTGGTAATTTAGATGGTGTAAAAATTAAACCATCTATTTCATATGGATAAGATTTATAATTAGTTAAAATATCATTACAATAATTTAGAATATTTTTTTTATCATCATTATAATAAAAATTTTTAACAGTAAAATCAATATTTGATTTGCTAGAATCAATATAATTTTTAGCAAATTTAAGATAATTATATCTAGAATTATTGTCTTTATCTGCAATTAAAGGTAAAGATGTTATATTTTTACCTTTAATATAAAACATATCAAATGCTGCAAATATGTTTTTTGAAGAATTATCAATTCGTTTATTACACGTTACATATTCGCCATCAATTAAACTATTATATAAATTAGATTGTGCTATTAATCCTGTATCAAATAAATTATATGTATTATTTATAGTATATATTTTACCTTCATTATTTATATATAATAATAATCTTTCGCCATCTGCTTTTTCAGTTACTGTATATCCTTCTAAAATACTAACAGCGCCAAATTCTTTTGGATCTATAAGATTTATTTTTTCAAGTGTAATAGGTTTTGGAGTAAGCAGAGGAATAAAATCCTTTTTATTATAACTACTAATTTTAATATCACTTTTAATTAAATCATAATATTCTGATAATACTCTCTTTTGATCTTCTTTAAACATAATATTTGGATATAATGTGATACATTGTAAAATTTTTATAATAGATTCTAATATATTAGATATATCAATGCTTTTTTTTATAGAAATATTAAATTGATAATGTTGTAATTCTTTAATGATATTTGAATTTTTAAAATTATCAAAAGTATCATTGTCCTTATTTTTTTTTATCAATGTAACAACATATTCTATATCATTTTTAGTATCAAAATATTTAATTTTTTTATATATAATATATTTTTTTTTTAAAATATCCCAATTCTCTGGTAAAGATGATAATTGATTCGTTTCAATAATATCGAAATTAATACTATAATCAAATAAATTGTCTACTTTATTTGATAAAATGTTTTTTTTATTAATTAATTTATAATTACTTATATCTTTTAATGATTCATTATTACAATATTTAATAATATTTGACATATTATAAATCATTATTCCATTATCATTATCATCTAAAATTTCTAATGCTTCATCTTCAATAATTTCTTCTATTTCTTTATTATTAGAAATAGAACTAGTAAAATTATTAAATTCTAATTCACTCCAATTTAAATTATTAAAATTATTAATAATAATATTAAATTCATTATTATTATTAAGTAATGTAATTGAACTATTTAAAATATTTATAATTTCTGAGTCCTTAGAAAATTCCATAATTTTGTTATCTCTATTTTATATATATAATATTTATTGATTTATATATTTTAAATATCATTTTTTTTATTTAAAAATTTATAAGATGATTAATATATAAATGGAATTAAAATATATAAATTTATTAGTTACAGGTGGTTGCGGATTTATTGGATCACATTTTTGTAATTATATATATACGAAAGTAAATAAATTAATTATATTAGATAAACTAACATATGCTGGTAATAAAAAATATGTTAATGATATTCTTAAGAATGATAATGTTTTTTTAATAGTTGATGATATATTAAATCATAATTTTACAGAAACATATAATAAATATAATATAAATTATATTATACATTTAGCAGCCGAAACACATGTCGATAATTCATACAATTATTTTAAAAATCACATTGATAATAATATAATTGCAACACAAATATTAATAGAATCTATATTTAATTATAATAAAAAAATAAAATTAATACATTTCTCTACAGATGAAATTTACGGTCAATCTAATAATGATAATATTATATTTAAAGAAAATTCTAATTTTAATCCAACTAATCCATATGCCGCGACTAAGGCATGTGCTGAATTAATTATCAATACATATAAATATTCTTACAATTTACCAATAATTATAACAAGATGCAATAATGTATATGGAATAAATCAACATAATGAAAAAGTAATACCTAAATTTATATCTAATATAATAGATAATAAATCTATAGAAATACATGGTACGCAAAATAAAAAAAGAGATTTTATTTATATAGATGATGTAATAAGTGCATTAGAAATTATAATAATAAATGGAGTTGATAGTGAAATATATAATATTGGTATTAATAATCCTATATATATATATGATTTAGCAAATATAATATGTTGTAAAATGAATAAAAAAAATCATAAAATTATAAGAGTAAAAGATAGACCTTTTAATGACTATAGATATAATATTGATAATACTAAATTAATAAATATAGGGTGGAAACCTATATATGTAAATAAAAATGATTTTGAAAAAAATTTAGAAAAGATTATAAATAATATAAAAAATAATTAATTATATTCTAGTAATTTAATTATTTTACCATTAAAATACCAATTAAAATAAGTTATATTAAATAATTTATCAAATTGGTTAGTCGAATAATAATTATTAGATTTTAAATAATGATGATTATTATAATATAAATAATCTAATTTATAAATTTGATTTTTTAAAACAATTAACTTTGTTTCCCAATTTAAATTATTTAATATTTCATATTCATTTTTTAATATATCTATTGCATTTATATTATTAAAATAAAATATTGATGATACATCATCTTTCATATCTATTATAAAATTATACTATATATAAAAAAATTATATATCATTTTTTTAAAATTTATTTAAAGAATTAAATTTAATAAATGTTTAGAAAAAGAAAATGAGTGGATGTAAAATTGGGATGATTAATACAACAGAATTTAATAGTGTTGTTCAAAAATTAAGAGACTTTTTTCAAAAAAAAGGATTTGAAGAAGTTCATACACAAAGTAGATTAAGTATATTAGCTGCATGTGAAGATCCCAAAACTATTTCTACATATAGTTATGCAGGTCAAGTTTGGCCTTTACCACAAACCGGACAAATGTGGTTAGAATATGAATTACTAAGTAAACCTGAAGCAAAAGGATTTTTCTGTGTAAGTACAAGTTATAGAAATGAACCAAATCCTGTTCCAGGTAGACATGATAAAATATTCCCTATGTTTGAATTCGAAATGAAAGGTAGTATGGAGGAAATGAAAAAAATGGAAGAAGAATTGTTAGATCATTTGGGTTTTAATAAGTTTTATCCTTCTGGAACTTATCCAGAAGGAGATTATGTTGATGTTGCTGAAAAATATGGAACAAAAGAACTTGAACATGAACATGAAGAAAAACTTAGACAAGATCATGGTCCCGTTTTCTTCTTAAAGCATTTCCCTAATTTTAGTTCACCATTTTGGAATATGAAACAAGCAGAAAATAGTAGTGTAGATGGAGGTCATGCTAAAAAAATTGATGTAATTATTAATGGTATTGAAACAATTGGTAGTGCTCAGCGATCTACAGATCCAGAAGAAATGAGAAAACAATTCTATAATATAAGTGATGGTGCATATGCGAATATTTTATTTAGTAATTTTACAAAAGAAAGAGTTGAAAGAGAACTTGATGAATTTTTAAGTTTTAATTTCTTTGAACGTTCAGGCGGCGGCATTGGTTTAACTAGATTAATTAAAGTAATGAAAGAATCTGATTTGCTTTAGTTATAATAATTTTATTTTTATAAATAGAATTAAAATAAAAAAATTGATTTTATATTTAATTATTAATCTTAAAAATGTTTGAAACATTTTATACTGATTTTTCTCATAATTATTATAATTTAGAAGCATATATAATTTATATTCAAAGTTTTGATATGATATCTATTATAAATAATGATATATATTCTGAATGTAATATATCACTCTAAAGTCTTTGTATTACATACAGTACAACTTCCAATAATATTTAATTCAAAATTTTTACATTCTGGTATAATTAAATCGCCTTCTATTATAATATCTAAGTTATTATTATCCAAATATATTAAATCACTTAATTTATTAAGATCATTATAATTATTAAAAGTTTCTTCAGATTTAACAGTAATTATCGTACCCGTTACACTTAAATCTCCTTTTATATCAATATCTTTATCTAAATAATATTTTTTCATATATATATTTCTTCTATTTTATAATTATATTTAAAAATAAATTTTATTATACTAAATAATATGAAAGTTTTTATAATTGGTCACAATGGTTGGATTGGTAAAAAATTTTGTAATATATTAGATGATAATAATATTAATTATAAGTATTCAAATTTACGCGCAGAAGATGATAATATATTAAAAGAAATATTAGAATATAATACAACCCATTTATATTGTTGTAGTGGTAGAACACATGGTTTTATTAATAATATAAAATATAATACTATAGATTATTTAGAAGATCCTTCTACATTAAAAGAAAATATTAATGACAATTTATATGTACCATTATCATTAGCTTTATTTTCTGATAAAAATAATATTCATTTTACTTATATTGGAACAGGTTGTATATTTGATGATTCTATTACTAAATTTAATGAAAATGATAAACCTAATTTTTTTGGTTCAAATTATAGTATTGTTAAAGGATTTACTGATATGTTGATAAAACAAACTAATGCATTAATATTAAGAATTAGGATGCCAATTTCTAGTGATAATAATGAAAGAAATTTTATTACAAAAATAACAAAGTATGACAAAATATGTAGTATTTCTAATTCAATGACTGTATTAGATGATATGCTACCATTATGTTTAAAAATGATGATTAATAAAGAAATGGGTTGTTATAATTTTACAAATCCTGGTGTAATATCACATAACGAAATTTTAGAATTATATACAGATATTGTTGACAATAAATTTAAATGGGAAAATTTTTCTATTTACGAGCAAAATAAAATATTAAAATCTAAAAGAAGCAATAATCATTTAGATACAAGTAAATTAGAAAGTAAATATGATGTTAAACATATTAGAATGGCATTATATTATTCATTAGAAAAAATGCGTAAAAATAATCAAGATTTATCAATAATTAATGATAAATTAACAACTATTTCAAATAAATTAGATTCTATCTAGTTATCCCACCATAGTTGAATAATTGATGCTTTTGTTCCCGGTGGTACCCTATGAACCCAAATTTTAATACTACCCCCATCTCTTATTTCGGCCCAATCTGCAAATCCATGTCCCGATCCACCCATTAAATTTGGCATTCGCCATCTGTGACCTCCTTGTTTCGCATCGGGATGATGTCTATTCACGTGACTAGATTTAAAATGAAATAATCCTGGTTTTCTAGAACCACCATCATGCCATATGGCATAAAATATACAATTATCACCCCATCTATAAAACCATATATCATTATTTGCTCCTCCATTACCACCCATTGTTCTTTCTTCTATTTTAATAAATGGTACATGTGCATTATGGTGATTTCTATGTTCTTTTCTTTTATTTCTTGGAATACTTCTAATATCTAATGGTCCGGCTGGACCTTGTGGACCTCGTGGACCTTGTGGACCTTGTGGACCTCTTTCACCATCTTTTGGTGGTGCTACTGGTGGTGATGGTGCGCCTTTCATACCTGGAATTCCAGGTAACCCAGTTTGTGCTACTGCACCTGCAGGACCAGGTGGCCCAGTAGGTCCTTGCGGACCTTCTCCTCCTATAGCTCCCTGAGGACCTCTTTCACCTTGTTTTCCAGAATCACCTTTGCCTACACACAAACTACTATTGCCTTCTAAACCTCTTGCTCCTCTTTGACCTGTTTTACCCGTATCTCCTTTAGTACCTTCTTTGCCACGTGGAATTTGTATTACTATTTCTTGTATACCATCTTTTGCTTGTTGTTCTATAGAAGGATAGTTTTCTTCCGGAAATTTACCTAATAATTCTCCACTTTCTTTATCAATAAATTTTATTGGTGGAAATGGTAAAGCATTTTTACCTCTTTTTCCAATTTTTCCATATTCTCCCTTATCGCCTTTATCACCCTTATCTCCTTTATTACCCTGTTCTCCCTTATCGCCTTTATCACCCTTATCTCCTTTATTTATATTTTCATTATCTGAATTTAGTCCTAATTTACTCCTGGCATTTTTATTTTTTTCATCTCTTATATTAATTATATTTTCAAATGTTTCTGTCTGATTATCATTATTTATAATAAATAATAATATTAAACAAATAATTATCATAAATATTAAAAATACTAATATTTTAAAATTATAAGTATTAATTGAAATAAGCATTATAATTTATTACCTCTATTATTATTTTTTATTTTTGTTCACATATTAAAAAAGCAAAGGGTGTATTTAACATATAATATGGATAATTATTAATATTTATTAAATCTATATTTTGATTAATATCTATTATTTTTGTAATATTCAAATCAATATTATCATAATAAAAAACCTTTCTTGTATTATTTTTAAATTCAATTATAATATTATCATCTGATTTATAATTTAATGAATTATAATATATTGCATCTATAAAATTATTAAACATTATTAGATCATCAATATTTATTTTACCTATTATATTTCTATTTGATATTTTATGATTATCTATTTTTAATTTATATTTATGATTTAATTCATTTAAATATTCATCTGTATATTTTTTACCACTAGAAATATTATTATATATATTTGTTATATTTTTTGTTATATTTTTATTCAATGTATTTAAATAATTTGCTGTATCATGATATTTTTGCAATTTTAAATTTGGTTTATTAGATGAATTATTATATGTTTTAAGTGCTAAAATATTTATATTTGATCTTAAGTTTTTATTATTAAATATATAAGGTTTAATAAAAGATTTAGCACATTTAAAATTACTAATATTTAAAATTAATAAAATTATTTTTATATATTTAAACATATTATAATATATAATTTTATATTTATATAAAAAAAATTTTTTAATTAATTGGAATAGGCAAGGCCACCCATACCAGATAATATACGTAATACATTATAATTGACAGCATAAACACTTATTAAACCAGTTACACTGCTTGCTACTTGTAAATGAGCACTATCAATGCGGGACATATTAAGAGTGCCGGATGGTTGATGTTCTTCTGGTTTCAATGCAAATGAATATACATTTATACCTAATTTATAATGATCTGGGGTATTTTCATGATGTTGATATGGTTGTACCACTGAGAAATATGCGCCATCTCTTTCAGCAAAGCGATCATTTCCATTAAGTTGTAATTTCGCTCTTCTAACAGGATTCTTTGGTAAAACAGCTACATCAGAAGTACCCGCAGATGCTTGTTCATCACTAACGCCACCCACCGCAACGTGATTATAATTATTAAATGCATCACTTGAGAAATTATTCCAATATGGTTTACTTTCTTTGGTATTAACTTCGCCAATACCAGAGGGATTCGTGGAACTACCGGTTTTAGCATCGGGTTTAATAGTCCATATTAATTCTTTAACAGGGTGATTGAAATTCATTCTTACACTCTTAAGTGCATCACCTAATGATTCAGTAATTTTGTCAGCACCAGTAAATTGTAACTGTTCTATTAAATATTCATGAGATAATTGTGCAAATCTTCTACGTTCATCAGTATCTAAAAAGATATAATCTACCCATAATTGAGAAGTTTCCATTGATAATGTTCCACCTTTATTTGTTGCATCATTATTATCACTAGATTCTTTAACAATACCACCATAGGAAAAGTTACCTTCATTCTGATCTACTAATTCATTAGCATTAGCATATTCGATATTAATTTTAACTTCATGATATTGTAAAGCAATTAATGGTAAAGCTAAACCAACATTGCGACAGAACCAAAATTCTAAAGGTACATATACTTCTACTTCGGCTCCTGCCGCAAGTAAAACAGATGTATTTCTTTGATTGCCACCGACCATAACATCATAACCAGTTTTTTTACCCACGGGCATACTTAATTCATTCCAAATATATAACCATTCAGAATAATGTTTATCAATACGTTGTCCACCAATTTCTAATTCAATATTTTTAAGTAATCTTAAACCATAATATGGAACCAAAGCAAGTTTCTTATCTGGTGATTTATTTTTTAAAGTAGCTCTGAAATATATTCTATTGATTAAATCACCATTGCGTGTTACCAATACGCTAACACGAGATCCTATACTCGGATTACCGTTAAAACTTTGTTCGATTGATTCCATCGCAAAATTAGTGTGACGACGATAAACTACTTTAAAAAAAGTAATTTGTGGATTACCTGTTAAATATACATCTTGTGCGCCATATGCTACGAGTTGAAGAAGACCACCACCCATTTGTTTTTAATTCACTTTTATACTATAATAGGAGAAAAAAAAATATAATAATTAAACTTAATTACTATAAGCAATACCGCCCATACCCGATAATATACGTAATACGTTGTAATTTACAGCATATATAGAAACTGAGCTACCTGAACCCCCCGCACCAGAAACATAATCTAATGATAATGTTGCAGAATCAATACGAGACATATTAAGAGTTCCGGATGGTTGATGTTCTTCAGGTTTTAATGCAAAAGAATATACATTAATACCAACATTATTTGGTACATTTTCGTGATGTTGGAATGGTTGTACTAAATTGAAATATTTACCATCACGAGAAGCAAAACGGTCATTGCCATTTAATGTTAATTTACCTTCTTTAACAGGATTAGTTTTACCAGATTTTGGACCTATTAGTCCACTTACTAGATCATAAGAGGCCGCAGTCGAACCCTGTGTAACAGCAGCTGCAGTGCTAGTAAAGTTAAACCAATTATCATTATTTGCACTATCAGTTTGCACGGTCCATACCAATTCCTTAACAGGATGGTTGAAATTTAATTTAATTTTATTACCAGCAGCTTCTTTGCCGGTAAATTGTAATTGTTCAATTAAATATTCGTGAGAAGATTGAGCGAATTTTCTACGTTCATCAGTATCTAAATAAACATAATCAACCCATAATGATGCATTTAATGTTGCGTTAGCAGTTGCTGTTGATTCTCCGTTTTTAAGACATTCTCCCTCAGTAGCAAATTGAATATTAATTTTAACTTCATGATATTGTAAACCAATTAAAGGTAATGCTAAACCTACATTGCGACAGAACCAAAATTCAAGAGGAACATATAAATTACCATTTAAATCACCGCCAGCACCACCAACCATACTGAAATAAGCATCCTTTTTACCAACAGGTAATGATAATTCATTCCAGATGTACATCCATTCAGCATAATGTTTATCTATTTTTTGTCCTCCAATTTCAACTTCTGCATATTTTACTAAACGTAAACCGAAATAAGGACAACATAAGGCTTCGGTTGTATTAACAACTAAATATGCACGACTGATTAAATCACCATTTCTAGAAATAGTGCTTGTAACACGTTGTCCATAACCTACAGAACCATTGAAAGTTTGTTGTATAGATTCTAAAGCAAAGTTAGTATGTCTACGATATACTACTTTAAAAAAGGTAATTTGAGGATTACCTGTTAAATATACATCTTGAGCACCATAAGCGACGAGTTGAAGAAGACCACCACCCATTTTATTTTTGTTCTTTCTATTATATTATTTAAGAAAAAAAATAAGTAATAACTTATCTAGTTGGAATACGCAATACCACCCATACCAGATAATATACGTAATACGTTGTAATTTACAGCATATACTGATACCATATCAGCCGCATCATTAGATGCATCATATTCTAAATCTAATGTTGCAGAATCAATACGAGACATGTTTAGAGTGCCAGATGGTTGATGTTCTTCAGGTTTTAATGCAAAAGAATAAACATTGATACCAACGTTATTTGGTACATTTTCGTGATGTTGGAATGGTTGTACCATTGAGAAATACATACCATCGCGTTGAGCAAAACGATCATTGCCATTAAGTGTTAGTTTGGCTTTACTAATTAAATTGACTGGAGCACCAGCTGGACCAATAAGATTGGCAAGAGTTGAATATTTTTTATCAGTGGAAGCAGTAACTACATCTTTATCACTGGTAAAATTAAACCAGTTCTCTACGTTTCTAGAAGCACCTTCGGCAACCCATACTAATTCTTTAACAGGATGATTAAAGTTTAATTTAAGTTTTCTATTTGCTTGTTCTTTTCCAGTAAATTGTAATTGTTCGATTAAATATTCATGAGAAGATTGAGCAAATTTTCTACGTTCATCAGTATCTAAATAAACATAGTCAACCCATAAGGAAGCAGATAATGAGCCGGCTGTAGCAGCTACTTCGCCTGTTTCTGCAAATTGAATATTTACCTTAACTTCATGATATTGTAAACCAATTAAAGGTAATGCTAAACCAACATTGCGACAGAACCAAAATTCAAGAGGAACATACATAGTACCTACTGCCTGCGAAGTGCCACCTGGTCCACCAACCATATTATAATAAGCTTGTTTTTTGCCAACAGGCATACTTAATTCATTCCAGATATACATCCATTCGCCATAATGTTTGTCTATTTTTTGACCGCCGATTTCTAATTCAACATATTTAACAGCGCGTAAACCAACCATTGGCGCTAATCCAGTAGAACCAGTAGTTGACAATTCTAAATAAGTACGGCTGATTAAATCACCATTTCTAGAAATGGTAGCAGTTACACGATTGCCCCAGCCAACAGAACCATTAAAAGTTTGTAGGATAGATTCTAAAGCAAAGTTAGTATGTCTGCGATATACTACTTTGAAAAAGGTAATTTGAGGATTACCTGTTAAATACACATCTTGTGCGCCGTAAGCTACAAGTTGAAGAAGACCACCGCCCATTTTTATACTCTCTTTTATACTATATAATTAGAAAAAAAAAATAAGACACAAAACTTAATTAGAATATGCAAGACCACCCATACCAGATAAAATACGTAAAACATTGTAATTAACAGCATATATTTGTAAATTACCTTGTTTCTTGTCTGCTTCTTCTATTTTTAATGCTAATACAGCGCTATCTATACGAGACATATTGAGAGTACCCGATGGTTGATGTTCTTCCGGTTTAATAGCGAAAGAATATACATTGATACCGCCATTTTTAGGTACATTAGTATGATGTTGATATGGTTGAATTTTATCGAAATAAGTACCATCGCGTGGAGCAATACGATCATTACCATTTAGTCTAATGTGTGCTGTAGTAACCGGGTTGACACCACCATCAGTTGCCTCATCCGTAGCAGAATAATTGTTCCATTGTACTACAGGATTTTTGCTAGTTTTTTCTTTACCACCGGACCATTTAGAAACCCATACTAATTCTTTGCAAGGATGATTGAAATTTAATCTAACTTGAGTACTGTATGATTCTTCGCCGGTATATTGTAATTGTTCAATTAAATATTCATGAGATAATTGAGCGAATTTTCTACGTTCATCAGTATCTAAATAAATATAATCAACCCAGATATCAAGTCTTGTAATATCACCAATTGCTACAGAATTACCAGTTGGTTCATGTGCTGCTGAAGTAGTTGCGTCGGCAGCTTGATAATTAACAGCAACTTCATCTTTTTCAGCAAAATCAATTTTGAATTTAACTTCATGATATTGAAGAGCAATTAAAGGTAATGCTAATCCAACATTGCGACAGAACCAAAATTCTAATGGAATGTATAATTTACTTGAATCAGCTTTTGGAACGGTTGACATATTAATGCCATTTGCACCTACCATTTTATCATAACCATATCTTTTACCAGCGGGTAAAGATAATTCATTCCATATATACATCCAATCGGCATAATGTTTATCAATTTGTTGACCACCAATTTCAACGGTTACCGATCTTAATAATTTTAATCCAACATAATTTACATAACAATCGTGTGCACCATCTGCTACATAACCCAAACCGGGTAATTCAACTTCTACATATGCTCTATTTATTAAATCACCATTTCTAGATACAGTACAAGTTATAGAACTACCATATTGTGCGGTTCCATTATAAGTTTGCATAATAGATTCAATTGCAAAATTAGTATGACGTCTGTAAACTACTTTGAAGAAAGTAATTTGAGGATTACCAGTTAAATACACATCTTGTGCGCCATAAGCAACTAATTGAAGAAGACCACCACCCATTTGTTATTTTATCTTTTTATACTATATAATTAGAAAAAAAAATAAAGATAAACACAATATACTTAAAAGAATTATTATAAAAAGTTTATATAATATGTTTAAAGATAAAACATCTAAAAAAAGATTAAATAATACAGAAAATTATAGAGATAAATGTACATTAGATACAATGCATCATGATATAATTAAGGATTTTGAGAATAAATCTAAAAAATATAATGAATGTTTAATAAATTTGGAAAATTTAAATTTAAATAAAGATAATATTATGTCAAATATAGAAATATTATCACAAGATAGAGAAAATCTAAATACAATTGAATATGAAAATTTATGGAATTCTAATATAAAAATAAAAGAAGATATATATAATATTAATAAAGAACTTAAAAATATAGAAAATTATAATGAAATAGATTACTACAAAGATACAAGTGATATATTATTCAACTATTATAATATTATAGAAAGCCAATCAAAAAATAATAATCAAGCGAAAAAAACAGTGCTTGATGCATTAAATAATAAAAATGTTACACCAATAAATAATACAGATAAAAGTGGTTTAGTAGATGAATATTTATCTTTAACAAATAATCAATATGTAAAAAAAAATTTAAATCAAAATATTGAAATATGTAAAGAATGTGATAATACATTAACATGTTTACAACATGAAGCGATTATGATTTGTGAAAAATGTGGATATCAAGAATTATTATTAGTAGAACAAAATAGACCGATATTAAAACAAAATGCAAAAGATACATCGCATTTTAGTTATAAAAGAATTAATCATTTTAGAGAATGGTGTAATCAAGTTCAAGGTAAAGAAAGTACCGATATTCCAGATGAAATTTTTGAGAAAATTTTAAATGAAATTAAAAAAGAGAAAATTTCTGATACAAAAACAATAACATATACAAAAATGCGCGAAATATTAAAGAGATTAAGAATAAATAAATATTATGAACATATTAATTATATTTTAAATAGAATTAATGGTATACCAACACCTCAATTTTCAGCAGAATTAGAAGATCGTTTGTGTTTAATGTTTAGAGATATTCAAGGTCCATTTTTAAAACATTGTCCAAAAGATAGAAAAAATTTTTTATCATATAGTTATGTTTTATACAAATTTTTTCAAATACTTGGATTACATGAATATCTTAAATATTTTCCATTATTAAAAAGTAGAGAAAAATTATATTTACAAGATCAAATATGGAGAAAAATATGCGAAGAATTAAATTATCCTATTATTCCATCGTTATAATTATTTAGATTCTTTTTTTATAACATCTCTAATATTTGTTTTTAAATTTTTGAGATACCTATTTGATAATTTTTTTAAAACTTTTTCTATAATTTTTTTATCAATTTTTTTATATTTTTTTTTACCACCACCAGTACTTAGCATACCGAATGAAGAATATGATGGATTAATATTTCCAATATTAGGCATAGAATATGTTGGAGTACTATAATCTCTTTGCAATGTATCTAACACCGTATGTTTAGTTGGATCAATATTTGCATCTAATACAAATTTATTACAGTGACCGTTTTCCATAGCTACAGCACAACCCCTGCTACCTCCTGTTTTCATTATATTATCTAAAATATATAAACAATTAAATTTATTATTTTTATATGTATTCTTTCGATAAATTATTACTACTTTATAATAAAACATCTTCGTATTCCGATAATTTAAAAATAAATTATATGGATAATTTAATAAATAATATTAGAAATTCTAATAATTATTATAATCTATTAGATTTTATAATTATAAATAAAATACATTATAATATTGAAAATTATATTAAATACATATATATTTTATATCCTATAATATTTACTTATACTTTTATATATGGATTTAAACAATTTATTAATATGATTTAATAAAGTAATATGGATTATAATACAGGTGGTAGAGTTAATTTTGATGGAACCACAGATAATAATGCAAATAATTTAAATAATATTATAATAGATCAAAAATTTTCAATTGTGATAGGTGAAAATGCAGGTCAAACTATTTTACCATCCGCTTCAACAAAGGATGAATTTAATATTTTAATAGGACATAATACAGCACAATTCTCTAAAAATATAGAACATTCTATTATTATTGGCGAAAATGCGGGCAAATATTTAAATAATGGTAGTGAAAATATAATAATTGGCAATGATTATAATAATGAAAAATCTAATATTGATAATATTATATCAATTGGTTATTCAAATATTTTTAATTCTGATTCAATATATAACAATATATTAGGCACTTCTAATAGTATTTTACCAAATTTTAATTCAGTTGTAAATATACCTATATCATCTAATAATATAATTGGTAATAATAATACTATCGAAGAATTAAATAATTCAATTATAATTGGTAATTATAATAATATCAATAATTTATCTGAAAATAATTTAATTTGTATTGGCAATGATATTAAATATAATGATAAACTGTCTTTAAATATAGATAATTCTATTATTAAAAATAATAATAATTCTTTTACAAAAAATGATATAATATATAATTATGATAATTTATTTATTGGCAATGATGATAATACAAAAATAGGTATTGGATTTAATGATTATAATTTAATCAACAATATTATAGAAAATGAAACTTCTAATATTTATTTTAATAATCTAAAATTGCAAAATCTTTCTATAGATTTAACTAGTAATACATTTGAATCAAGTATTATTTTAAATATTACTAGTAATTCTGATAATAAATATATACAAAGTATTAGAAATAGTGAAATACAAACTACTTTTAATATTGTTAAAATTACTCCTCTTTATACTAATAATGAATTAACTCCAACTTATATAAATGAAACGCCTTATAAATATTCTTATATTACTGATATTATTGAAGAATTTTACGATCAATCTTCTCTTTTTATAGAAGAAATAGAAAATCAAAAAATATTAAATAATATAAATCATTCATTATATGTTAATAATGGAATTAATACAGATTATTTATCTATTAATAATAATAATAATAATAAAATCTCATTATATTCATCTGATAATTTAATTAGTAATATTAGTTATATTTTACCAAATAATAATATTAATACTCTTAATACTAATAATAAATATGTTTTATCAATTTCTAATTATAATGAGTTATATTGGTTACTAAATACTGATATAGATGATAATAACATAAAAATAGATAATATTTCAAATTATTTAAATAATATTGAAACTAAAACTTCTAATTTTAGTTCTGTTAATAATGGTAATTTATATTTAGATTCGGATTTAACTATTAATGGTATACTAAATATTAATACACTTAATATAACTGGTTCATCATCTTTTGTAACTAGAGATGAAATTGATAATATTAGTACAATGGGTCCGCCTGGACCCCGTGGTTTAAAAGGTGATAAGGGCGAAAAGGGAGATAAAGGAGATAAAGGCGAAAAAGGAGATTCTGGTAAAGGATTCAAAAATGCTTACTATGATAACACATCTGGTATAATTACATTTAATAGTGACGATGGATTATTTTTTACAACAAATGATATAAGAGGTGAAAAAGGTGATGGTTATACAGGTGGTTATTATAATGTTCAATCCGGAAAAATTACATTTTTAGGTACTAAAGAAGAATTAACTTTTACAACTGGTAGTATTATTGGACCACCTGGTGAAAAAGGTGATAGTATTGGCGAAATTATATTTTATAATTATGATAAAACTATTCAATTAGGAAAAATAGGAGATTCTTCCATTTCTACTATTGATATATTAATTCCAAATGGTCCGCGTGGAATACAAGGTATACAGGGTTTAACTGGATTACAAGGTGAAAAGGGCGAACAGGGTATTCAAGGTATTGAAGGTGCTCAAGGACCTATTGGTCCTTCCGGACCACAAGGATTAAGAGGACCTCCTGGTACTGCTAATGTTATTGCACCAGTAAATGCGGGGGATTATATTACAATAAGTTATGATAATAATGGATATCCAAAAATTAATGCAGATATTAATAATATTTCAACACAAATTCAATTAGATTCATCTATTGGACTAGATTCTACTTTACATGATAATATTTTAAAAATCGAAGGTAAAACTTCTAATATTGAAATAATTGATTCTGGTAATATTAAATTAAATAGTGATTTAACAATAATAGGTACATTATATACTAATGATTTAAATGTATCTGGAAATTTAACAGCAATTACTACAAATAATTATATAACTGAAAATATTGAAATCACTAGTTCATTTGCAAATGGTCCATCATTAAAAATAACACATGATGATGGTAATGATAATATAGTTGAAATTTATAATTATTCTACCGATAATATTTTTACAATTAATTCAATTGGTAACGTTAATATTGATACAAATCTTAATATTGGAACAAGTACATTATATTCTCCTAATACAATTTTATATGTAAAAGGTACATCTCATGGATATGCTGAACCACTTGTAAAAATAACGCAAGATGGTTCATGGGATGGTAATTATGCTCTTGAAGTAGATGGTTATACTAATTTGGGTGAAATTAGAATAAATGGTGCTGATACTGGAAATTCAATATATAAAACAAATGCTGGTAATATGGCTTTAACGACTAACAATGGGGATATTATATTTGATCCAAATGGTAATGTTGGTATAGGAATTAGTAATCCATCAAAAAAATTAGATATTGCTGGTGATATTAATTTATCAGGAGGTGATTTATTTATTGATGGAATTAAAATAACATTTGCATCAGATATTTTTCAAATTAATGGTACTAATGCATACTATAATAATGGTAACGTTGGTATAGGAATTACAACACCAAATAATAAATTTGATTTAAGAGATGGTGATTTAGAATTATCTCAAACATATTACAATGATGGTAAATTATCCGAAATAAAATGGAGTTCTGAATCTTCGGCAGGTAGATATTATATTAGTAAAATATATTCAGAAGAATCTGGAAATTATTCAGGTGATTTAATTTTTTCAACACAAAATAGAAATGGTTCTATTAATTCTATTAACAATGTTGAACCTACTGAAAAAATGAGAATTAAAGATAATGGTAATGTGGGTATTGGTATATCACCTAATTATAAATTAGATGTAAATGGCGATATTAAAGGAGAAAAGTTTATAAGTAAAGAAGCATTATTTGCTAGTAATCAAAATAAACAATATTTGGTAGTAAGTAATACAAATTCAACGAATCCAAGAGAATTTTCTTGGAATTATAAAAGTGATTCAAATGGTGTTTTTAGAACAAGTGTAGATTATAAATCAACCAGTACATCAACGCCAGTAGAATATTTTACAATTAAAGGTGGTGGTAATGTAGGCATTGGAACAACTAATCCAAATTATAAATTAGATATTGCAGGTGATATTAATATTAGTTCTGAATCAAGTTTTAAAATTAATGGCGTAGCAATAGAGACAACTGATACTACATATACAGCAGGTAGTGGTATTAGTATAAGTGGTACAACAATTAATTCTCAAATTACACAGTATGAAGATACCAATGTACTTACATTATTAAATACAACTGGTGTTACAGGTGGATTAAAAGTTAGTAGTGGTAATATTACATCTTATGATTCTTTAAATTTATTTGTTTATGGAAATGGGAATTCCGAAAAAGGTATATTTTTTAGAAGCGATCACAGTAGTGGAAGTAAGAAATATAATTCTTCTATATTAATATACGATCATGGCGGGGGTGTTAGTGGATCAACACCAGATGGTATATCAATAAATGCATATGATGGAATATCATTTTGTACTGCTTCTAATACACGAAATGAAAGAATGAGAATAGCATCTAATGGAAATGTTGGCATTGGAATTACTAATCCTTCTGATAAATTAGAAGTTAATGGTTCAAGTACAATTATTCATACAAGTGATACTATAGGCGGAGGAGGATTATATTTTGCACATGTATCTAACAGTAGAACTTGGGGTTTAAGAATGGGAGCAACTGTAAAAAATTTACATTTAGATTGTTATGATAGTGGTTGGAATAATTATATGACATTTTTAACTAATGGAAATGTAGGCATTGGAACTAATCCAAATTATAAATTAGATGTTGATGGTGATATTAATTTTACTGGTAATTTGACAAAGAATGGTACTGCATTTACATTATATAATGATTCAAATGTACTAACATTATTGAATACAACTGGTGTTACTGGTGGATTAAAAGTTACTAGTGGTAATGTTGGTATTGGTCAAGATAATACTACACATCGTCTTAGAATTTATCATAATGAAGGGTATGGTTTTAATAATACTACAAAAATTGCAAGTTGGTATTCTACATTTGGAATAGAAAATCAAGGTGGTGCGGGTGTTGGTATGAGTTTTAAAAATAATCAAGAATTCGGATATATATATTATGGTAATAGTGCATCATGGGTAGGACAGGGGGCATTTGGTATAGCTACAGAAGCAACAAATAATTCAAATGATTTAAAATTTGTAATACAAAAAGCTGGTAATGTTGGCATAGGTGTATTATCACCAAATTATAAATTAGATATTGATGGTGATATTAATATTAGTTCTGGTTCAAGTTTTAAAATTAATGGTGTAGCAATAGCAACAACAGACGTTGATGTATCACAAACAAATTGGGATGCTAAATTTAATGCAACATCAATTGATACATTAGATGTATCACAAGCAAATTGGGATGCCAAATTTAATGCAACATCAATTGATACTTTAGATGTTTCGCAAGTTAATTTTGATAGTAAATTTTCAACAAGATTAAATAGTGATGTTACATTTAATAGTGAAGTTATAGTAGATGGTGGTGTTGGTGTAAATAGTTCAGGTGTATTACATATTAGACAAAAAGGGGATACTAATGGTGATGGTATTGCATTAACATCTAGTTTTGGGACATCTCATAGAATATGGAAAGATGGAAATGGAACATTATCTATAGGTCCAACAACATCTACAAATTCTTATCAATTTAGACAAGATGTAAATGGTAATATTGGTATAGGCGCCGCAATAAATACAAATTATAAATTAAATATTGGTGGTAATTTAAATATAAATGGGGATACAAATATTACAGGTACATTAATTGCTACAAATTTAGATATAACTGGTTCAACAACAACTATTCACACAGATAGTTATACTAGTGAAAGTCTTCATATTCAAAGTGCTGGTGGTGATGCTGTTGCATTTAAAATTACACATGATACAACCAATCATGATATTATGGAAGTTAACAATAGTTCTGGCACTCAAATATTTACTATTGATGCTAATAATAATGTTGGTATTGGTGCTGTTTCTGCTAATAGACATGAAACAGCTAGTGTTTTGCATATTGATAAAGGAGGCACTGGTTCTATTCATAATCTATTAACATTAAGAGGTGGTACTTCCGGTCAAAGCGATGGTGGTGCTAGAATTTATTTAGGTGGTGATGACGATCATTTTGCAAGTATTTTTTCACAACATACTGGTAGTGGATATACATATTTAGCATTTGGAACTGCAAATGGAAATACTTTACCAAGTGAAAGAATGAGGATTGATAAAGATGGTAATGTAGGTATAGGAACTACATCACCTAGTTATAAATTAGATTTTGGAAAATCAGCACCTGGCGGAACAACTGCTAATGATTATGGTGGCATGTTAGCACTATATAATAATGGTGGTAATTATTTATATGGCATTGATGCTGATAATTATGGTAGTGGATGGGGGATAAATTTTTATGCATCAATGGGTGGTAAATTAGAAGGAAATATCAGAATGAAAATTGATAGAAATTCTGGTAATGTAGGTATAGGAACAACTAGTCCGGGTTATAAATTAGATGTTAACGGTAGTTTAAATTGCACAAGTTTAAATGTTAATGGTCAAGCAATTGCGACAACAACTTATACGGGTGGTACTGGTATTACTATAGATGGTACAACAATAAATTCTGAAATTACACAATATACAGATAGTAATGTTATATCATTATTAAGTAATGGTAGTATTACCGGTATTTTTGATGATTTAACTTTTTTAAATTTAAATAAATTTACTCTCTCAGTTAATGATCCACAAATAACACCTACAGTAACAGTTAATGATCTTGGTAATGGTTATAAAACTGTAATTTTTCAAAATCCTGGAACAGGAGATAATCAAACAATATATAATATCAGTTTTACAGAAAATGTTTTATGTGATATATTAATTGTTGGCGGAGGAGGAGGTGGTGGTGCCGGAGGTTATGAAAACGGAGGAGGAGGTGGTGGTGGTGTATTATATATGACTAATAAAGAAATTCAATCTGGTGTTACTTATAAAATAAGTGTAGGTGATGGCGGTGCGAGTAATACATCCGGTTATGATAGTACTATAACATATTCAGATGATACGAATGTTTCATACGATGGGATTAATATGATTGGAAAAGGAGGTGGTACTCGCAATGCAAATGGTGGCAGTGGTGGGGGTGGTGCAAATAGAAATGGTAACCAAACAGCGGGAAATGCAAACCAAGGAAATACATTTTGGAATGGAATAGAATATGTTGCAGGTGGTTTTGATGGAGGACCCGGTGGTAGTTATAATGGCGGTGGTGGTGGTGGTGCGGGTGCAATTGGTGAAAGAAGTGGTGGAGATGGTCGTCAAGTTAATATTACAGGAACAAATGTATATTATGGTGGTGGCGGAGGTGCAAGTCCGGGTGGAGATGGTGGATTAGGAGGAGGAGGGGGGACAGGTGGGTGGGGATCATCAGGACAAGCTGGAACACAGCATACTGGCGGAGGTGGTGGTGCGTATTATTCAACATCAGGAAGTGGTGGAAAAGGTGGTTCGGGTATAATTGTTTTAAAATATTATAGTCTAGCAATAGAAACATTTAATGAATATTCTGATGACAAAGTTAAAAACGTTATATCAAATTTAGATACGAATATTATTACAAGTGGCAATGTAGGTATTGGAACAACTAGTCCAGATGCAAAATTAGATGTTAATGGTACAGGTCGCTTTAGCAATATATTATATTGTAATTCATCAAGTATATCAACTAGAACAACAGTAAATACAGAAGCAGATATATGTACTTTTAATAGTAAACCTTTAGTTTCTTATTTTACAAATGAAATTAAAAATCAAGATAACATTGCTCTTGATGCAGATACTGTTAGTTTATGTACAAGATATTTTAATACAGGGGATAGTATATCACCATACATAACAATTCATAAAAGAACAGCATGGAATGGTATTAATACTACTGTAGATATAATAGCACAAGGAGGAGCATCATCTGGTAGAAGTACACATGCAAGAATAAGAGTAGATGGTGCATATACAGGAGGTTCAGGTGGTAATATAAAATTTCAAACTATAAAAAATTACGGAGAAGACTATTCAGATATTATGCATTTAGATAAAAATGGTGTTGGAATTGGAACGAGTAATCCTGGTAGTTATAAATTATATGTAACAGGTGGTTCAACATATGGTGATTTATTATATGGTGCAAATATAAGAAATACTAATGGCATAATAGGTAATACATTAACTTTTAATAGAAATCAAGTAGATATAGGAGTTGGTAGTGTAGGATATTTACATGCTATGGAAAATAATCCAACAAATGGATTTGGTTTTACTGATAATCATAGAAGAAGTACAAATTCATATGGTAGATATATTAGATTTTGGATAAAAGGTGCTTCAAATGGACATACAATTTATTTACAGGGTTTTGCTAATCATTATTATAATGGTAATAATCAATTAAAATTTATGAATGGTACAACGCTAACTGATTCAACAAGTCATTGTATAAACGATACTTATGTAGAAGGAAATAAAGGTCAACGATGGATGGTGACACCATGGTATGATACAGCAAGTGTTGGAGGAGATGGTTTTCGTTTAGGTGTTAAAAATATACAAGGTTCTACATTTTATATGACACAAGTAGTTTTAGAATTTACAAAAAATTCATCAGGATTAAGTTAAAAATATATTTATTTAAATATATATATATTTATATTAATAAAAATGAGTAATAAAATAGCAATATATTCTAAAGCAGAAAATAAAGTTATAGATGGTATATATATTAATGATTTAGAAGAAAGTGATTATAAAGATAGAGATGATTTGTATGAATATTATAATATTCCAGAAAATTTAGTTGATTATCCAATTAAAATTATAAAGGATAATGATAATATTGAAATATCAATTGATGATAATTTATTAGAAATGCAATTACCAATTATAAAAGAAAGTATACGAGAACAAAGAAATAAAATAATAGAAAAAACTGATTATTTAATTCTAGAAGATGTAAATAGTGATAAAACGAAAGTTAAAAACTATAGAGAATATTTAAGAAATGTACCAAACAATATAACATTACAAAATATAAAAAATAATATAGATATAAGAATACTAACATATGATGAGTATATTAGTCAAACCGAAGTATAGAATTAGTTTTAATAATTTCCTGAAAATTATTATTTTTTTTAATTATTTTTTTATTATAATTATTATTAGCAATCATATCATTATAAATATTATCATAATTATCTAAAGCATAAGATAGAATTTTATTATTAAAAATCCATCTAAAAAAATTTAATTGTCCCACAGTTGTTTCAATACTATTTTTATCATCAATATAAAAAGTAATTCTTTCGTGTCTTCTAAATGTATCAAAATTTAATTTTGAATAAGATTTCAATTGTGCACGATAATCATGATATAAATTTATTTTTTTATAAGTTATATTATTATCAATATTATCAGGTAAATTATAATAAATATTATCATGGGAATTACTTAACCAATAAAATATATTATTATTTCTAGAATAATGTGTTATTAACCAATCAATTAATCTAAGAGATAATTTATGATCTCCGCTAATTATATCTTTAAATATATTTTTAAATTTAAAATTTTTTTGATAAAAATCATTAATAGAACATAATAATAGTTCTTGACAATTCTGTTTATCAGCCATAAATTTAAAATATTTATTAAATAATTTTAAATTCAATTCTTTAAGTATTCTGCGTAAAGATTAAAATTTAAATTTAATAAAAAAAATATTTAATTGCTATCCGGAGCAGCGCCAATATCCATTAAACCATTCATTCTGCTATCCGGTTCTATAGTACTTATACCCCATGGACTTACAGGGATTTGTGGATTTGGTGGTTCATGACGTAATTGTAAGTTAGCATTACGCAATGATTGTCCTACAGTATTAATGCCTATATGATATCCGGCTGTTAAAAAGTTTTGATCTGTGATTTCACCAGCACCCGTTGGATTAACTTGGGCCCATTTAGAATTAGCACCCTGTGGCAATAAATCGTCCGAAGTTAATCTATCTTTGGGAAAACAGTTAGTTTGAGCGTCGGTAGCTAAAGTACCTTGGGTAATTCCATATTCTTCTTCATCATCTTGTTGAACTACATTATTTTGTACTTCTTCTTCTTCTTCTACAATTGCATCATATGAATTGCCAGTGGGATCAGATGCCATAATATCATCTTCATAAAATTCCGATTCACTACCTATTTGATTATTAACCGAAAATTTTGGATCGTTTTGAGCGACAGTTGCAATAGATGAAGTATCTTGTTTAGGAATATTTGATACAGGGTCACCTAAAAAAGTTTCGACATTATCCATTTGACATTTAGAATTATATGTAATTAATAATAAAAGTATTAATAATAAGAACAAGGCTATTGAAAATGATATAACAATAGTATTATTATTAGAAGCCATCCCTCAATATTTTCTTTCTATCTATTATCATTAATAGATAAAATATTCTTAATATTATTTTTTAAAATAGAAATTTTATTTTCCCAATTTTTATCAGTATTTTTTATATTTTTAATTTCTTTAATTAAATCCAAATTAATATCCATAAAATTATTAATTTTTATTTTATTTCTATCATATTTATCAACTAATTCATTTAAATTTGTTATTGTATCTTTTAAAGTATTTTCCCATTCTTTATCAATTTCTTCCTTATTTATTGCAAAATCATTTATAATTGTATTATCAATAATTGATATATTCTTAATTAACCATTTATTTTGTATTTTTTCTTTAAAAATATATAAACCAATATGTGATACCGTAATATTAATAAAATTTTTATTTTTTTCTAAAATATTAATAAGTTCAGTATTTATTTCCATATTTTCATTATTATAAGTAATTGTACTTTTATTTGATAATATTGCCTCAATTGTATTTGTTTGAGAACAAAATGAATAATTAAATAATTCAATTAATTCATCATCATTTAAATTATTATTAAACCAATTTTTATTTTTTTTTTTTAAAATAAGTAAAAGTTTATCATCGATATTTTTAAATGTTTTTATATTATTTTTATTAATATATATATTCAATTTTAATGCATTTGAATTATTTGAAATTTTATTTATATTATTTATTTTTATATCATTTAAATTAACATTTAATTCTTTTTTTGATTCCGAAATATATGATTTTTTTTTAAAATATGGTTTTTTTAATTGATATAATATATCATCGTTCATTTTATAATTAATTTATTCTGATAATAAATAAGATATAGCTTAAAATAAATATGACGCAAGAGGATTATACAAAAAAACCTGACTTTGTAAGTTTTATAATTGGATATATTAAAGATGAAATATCAAAACCAAATATAAAAACAGAAATAATCAAACCATTATTAGTACATTTACTATATTATATTATTCCATTTGTTATATTATTTGTATTATTAAATTTTATAACTACTATATTTGCCGTATTTTTAGCATTTCATTTTAAAAGAGGTAATTCAATATCATAATTCATATTATTAGTGTTTATATTATTAATCATAATCGAATAACTATTTAATAATTTATATTCCATTGAATTATAATTTTTTACTATATACCATGCTCTTGTATAACTTTCATTTATTGTTTCATATGGTTCCTTTTCAATAATATATATATTATTGTTATATAATAATGTTACTTTATTAGACATATATATCTGATTTTTAAAGATATATATTAATCATTTTTTATATATATTCCGATTATTTAAAAAAAAATTGATACATTAATACTTGTAAGAGCGTAATAATAATGCAAATAATTATAAATTCAAAATTTAATGATGATATAACTTTTAAAATTATTAAAGATAATGTAATTATTCATAATAAAAAAAAAATATTAAGACCATTACCTAAATGCAAATATAATGAAAAATATATATCATGTTTGGATTTAATAAATAAACGTTTATTAAATAATAATAATATTAAAGAAAATGAAAATAAATTAATCTCAGTATCTACTTGGTTAAATATTTAATTATAATAGTACTGACTATAACTTAAATTATTTAAACAAAATCTATTTATATATAATATATGAAAGTTTTAGGATTATGTTTTTTAATATATGATAAAATAAATCACGAAGAATTATGGTATAATTGGTTGAGAAATGTTGATAAAAAAAAATATAAAATATATATTCATTATAAAAATGATATGAAATTAAAATATTTCGAAAAATATAAATTAGATAATTGTATAGAAACAAAATATTGTGATATTACAATTGTTCATGCACATAATATATTATTTACACAAGCTTGTAAAGATGGATGTCAAAAAATAATATCATTATCTCAGGCATGTATTCCGTTAAAATCTTTTGATTATGTTTATAATTTTTTAACAAAAGACAATTTTTCGCATTTTAATATTGTTCCAAATCAAAAGGGTGTTTTTCCTAGATGTGATAATATAATAAAACAATATGGTAAAGATAATATTCAAAAAACAAGCAATTGGTTCATATTGGATAAAAATATAGCAATTATTTTATGTTCTAAAAAATTAGATGAAATAAATAATGTATGGAAAAATATTTATTGCCCGGAAGAACATTTTTTTATAAGTGAGGTTTTCAAAAACAATTTAACATCAGAAATTATAACCACACCTAATCTAGCTTCGGGTGCAACAACTTTTACTAATTGGAATGATATGGATTATCCATATCAAGATCATTATGGATTAAAAACCTATGGTATAATTACAAAACAAGAAATAGATTATTTATTGAAACAACCCTGTTTATTTGGTCGTAAATTTAATCCAGATTGTAAAGTGATTGAAAATAACATTTTATCCCAATTATCTCAATATTTGACTGAAAGAATATGTTAATAAAAATTTATTTTTTGTAGTTTATCAACGACTTTCTTTTTTGTCAAATATTTGAATAATTAGTTAAATATTTAATTATAATAGTGCGACTATATATGATTTTTTTTAAGATCATATTTTAATAAATGAGTGAATTAGAAATAAAAAATTTAAATGAACTTTTGAATTTTGATGATTCTAAGAAAACACATATTATTCATAAATTATTAGATACTCATTCTAATTTATTTATAGATGATATTAATAATATAGAAGTAACAAAAGATGTTTATAAAGACACAGATATTGAAAAATGGGCGTATGAATTGCCAGAACTGAAAGGAAGTAAAGAATTATTACTTAAAATTATTAATAATCCAATAAATAATATAGATAATTTAATTAAAAGACAAAAAGCATATATAAATAATTATGATACTGTATCTTTTAAAGTATTAAAAGAATATGAAAATGATATTTTATGGACTTATAAATTAAATGATGAAATTATGAAAGATAATGCTATTAATATTCTATTTCCAACAGGTTTCATCAATTCTTATATTAATATAATTGAACCTATGTTAGATACTTATCATTTTTATAAAATCGGTTTTATTCCATTATCTGCTTTAATTTATCCATTATCAAGTTTATTAGCACCATTCTTTTATGTTAATAAATATATGCAGTTTAATCTAACATTTGGTAGTTATTTAAAATTAATAAAGGGTTTTATTATAATGTTTTTTAAATCATCCGGAAATTTAAAATTAAATATTATGAAATTTATATTTTTTTGTATTTATATTTTTCTTTATTTATATAATATATATCAAACTTTTGAATTTTCTTATATTTTATATAAAACAAAAAATACTTTGCATGAAAAAATGAATGGTCTTATTAATTTTATAAACGAAACAAATAATATTATTAATGATTTTAATTTAGAAAAAACACAAGAAGAATTATTATTACCATTTATTAAGAAATTTTATAAACCAACTGATATTAATTTAACAAATACAATGACAAATATATATAAATTATGGAAAAATAATGATATTAAAAATAATATTAGCAAATTATTAATTACTATATATACATATGATATTATTAATTCTATTTCAATAATTAAAAATATGAATAATTATACATTTGCTAATTATAATAATTTAGAATCTACAAAAATATGGAATATGAAAAATCCCATTTTAAATATTAAACAAATATCTAATCCTGTAAATTTAAATAAAAATATTATTATTACTGGTCCAAATGCAGCTGGTAAAACTACTTATGTAAAATCTATATTATCAAATGTTTTATTATCACAGACATTGGGTATAATATATGGTTCTAATTCTAATATGCAAATATATGATTGTATATATTCATTTATGAGAATTTCAGATGAATTGGGTTCCAAATCTTATTTTGAAGTTGAAGCAGAATTATGTTCTAAAATGATAAATAAAGCAGATGAACTATTTAAATTAAATAAGAAAGGATTGTTTTTAATGGATGAACCAATGCATTCAACACCACCAACAGAAGGTATGGCAACTGCATTTGCAGTAGCTGAAAATATTGGTTTAAAATCAAATATAAATATAATAATAACAACACATTTTTTTAAATTAACATCATTATCTAAATTATATCCAAATAATTTTATTAATTTATCGGTAGAAGCAATTCAAAATCATGATAATTCTTTTATTTTTCCTTATAAAATTAAAAAAGGTAGTTCTTGTCAATGTATAGCAATTGAATTATTATCTAATAAAAAATTTCCAGAATCAGTAATAAATAGTGCGAAAAATATGAAAAAAATAATATGCAATAATATTTTAGATAAAACTTATGTTTAATTTAAATAACTTTAAAATTAACAATATTTATTATTATTTATTTGGTTTTTTAGGAATCATCAGTATATTAATACTTTTATATTTTTGGAGAAGAATTTCTAATTTAGTTAACACAAATGATAATCTTGAAAAAAAAAATTCATTGCTTAAAAAAGAATTAAAAAGTTTAAAAGATAATAATGATCAGTCTACTAAATCAAATTCTACTGAAATGAATCAAATTTTTGGCGATGATTCTCATAATTCTGATATTGATATTGTTATGCAAAATAATATGCATCCCACTATGATGTCTAATGATATGACAGAACAAGAAATGATGCAACAGCAAATGATGCAACAACAAATGATGCAACAACAAATGATGGAACAACAAATGATGCAACAACAAATGATGCAACAACAAATGATGGAACCAGAAATGATAAATCAAGAATTCGAAGAAAATGAATTAGAAGAAGATAAAATAGTATCAAATAATATTGAAAAAACAATTGATAATAACGATGATATAGAAGATATTGTTGATAAAATAATTAAACCAACAAATGAAGAAATATTAGAATCTACAAAAATTGTTAAACCAGTAGATTTATCGGTTAAAAAAGATAATGATGATAATACTTCAATAGTTTCTGATCAAAATAATTCAACTTCTGGATATAGTAAATATAAACTAAATAAATTAACAGTTGATAAATTAAAAGAAATTTGTAGAAATAATGAAGGGTCTGATGAAGGTACAAAAGGAGTGCTTATTGATAGAATTTTAACTGAACAATATAAATAAAAAAAATTCTTTTTATCATATAGATAGTATATTAAAAATATGAAAAGTAAGTCGTCTAATTCAGCCCCATTAAGAATGACTGATGGTCGTGTAATGACTGATTATCGCCCTAGATGTATTGTTAATTCAGATTTAATAAATACTGTTGCTGCTAATAACTTAGTAAAAAGTAGTTATGAAACTAGAATGTATTTACAAAAAAATGCTGATAAAATTATGGAAGATGATATGAAAAAAACAATGTCTAATCTTGTTCCAGCAATTCCTTGTAAAAAACTAGTAGGAAATGGAACCTTATTGCCTGAAAAATATTTAGTTACTTGTAATGCAACATCGTGTTCTAGAACATTATTTGATGAAAATGGTTTAGGAGATGGAAGAAGAAGTGATTATTCAGAATATGAATAAAAATAAATTAATATTAAAATTTTTTTTTTAAATAATTTATATAGATAAGATATATACTATGAAATATAATAATGAATATGTTTCTGGAAATATTGAAATTTTAAATAATAAAATTAAAATTAAGGGCAATTTACTTAAAACAGTAAAAGCTCATATTATTTCTGCAAATCCACCTGATAAATTAATAAATTATAGTGGTAATTCTTTGCCATTTCCTAATAGTGAAATTGCATTTGAAAATACATCAAATAAATATGAAATAAATGGTACTTCATATGATATAGAATTTTCTTATCCAAATAGTTATTACTGTACAGATAATTTAAATGAAAAAATACCACCCGCTGTTTATTTTGTAATTAATCCGGAAACAGAAGATTCAATTTCTATTAGATTTGATTTGCCTGATAAATGTAATCTAAAAACTTTAATTAATAGAAATAATATTAAACATCAACCTGATTTTTATGATTCAAAATATCAAGTTTTAGATGTTGCTACTGCTGAAAAAACTATGTATGCTTATGCTGATTATAAAAAAATTGCAAATAAGGGTTAAATTTTTATTTTTACATTTATTAAATGTGGAAAGATATTAATAATTACATTCATATGCGTTATAATACTAAATTATATTATTCAAATTTTGGTATAATTACACATTATAATGGTTGGGGCAATGATTCTTCTTCTGTTGGTTTTTTATTTTGTCCTATAAATGTTTATAAAAATTCATTAAATACTTAAATATAAAAATTGATTTTTTTTTATTATATACATTTTATGTTATGTCTAATAATTTAATAATTGTCGAAAGCTATACAAAAACTAAAACTATTACTAAATATTTAAAAGACTCTGCTAATAAATATATTGTAACTTTTTCTCAAGGACATTTTTGTGATTTGCCCAAAGATAATCTCGGTATTGATATTAATTCGTGGAATGGAACTTATATTATTACTAAAAAACCTATTTTAAATAATATTCGTAATCTTGTTAAAGATGTTGATAATATATATATTGCCGCTGATCCCGATACTGAAGGTGAAGCTATCGCATATCATATTAAAAATCATATTAAAGATTTAATTAAAAATAAAACTTGCTATCGTATTAAATTTAATGAAATTACTAAAAATGCTATAACAAATGCTATTCAAAATCCATTAGATATTGATATGAATTTAGTTAAAGCACAAGAAACTAGAAGATTTTTAGATAGAATTGTTGGTTTTAAATTATCTCCAATTTTATGGAATAAATTTAATGATAAATTTTTAAGTGTCGGTAGAGTTCAAAGTGTCGCTTTGTTATTATGTATAGAACAATTAAATAATATTAATAATCATCAACCTGAAAAACATTGGATTTTATCTGGTAAATTTAAATATAATAATATTAATCTCAATACTATTTCTTCTAAAATTAATGATGAAAATACTATTAATTCTATATTAGATAATCTTGATAATATTAATAATAAATTTGAAATCAATTCTTTTATTAACGAATCTTATGAATCTCCTTCTTCTCCATATACAACTACCACATTACAACAAGATGCATATAATAATTTAAGATATAGTTCAAAAAAAACAATGGAATACGCGCAAAAATTATATGAAAATGGTTTAATTACTTATATGCGGACAGACTCTGTAAATTTTTCAAATGATTTTAAATATAAATTAAAAACTTATATTACTAATAATTACGGGGAAGAATATTCTGTTATTAGAAATTTTAAAAATAAAATTGCTAATTCCCAAGAAGCACATGAAGCTATTAGAATAACTGATCCTAATAAATATGATATATCAAATTCTGATGATATAACTGATTATCATATTAAATTATATAAATTAATTTGGAAACGTACTATTGCATCACAAATGAAAAAAGCTTTATACACAAATGTTAATACTGAAATTAAATGTACTAATAATCCACTATGTAATAATTATATATTTAAATGCGAAAAATCTTTTCTTACTGATCCTGGTTTCTTAAAAATTTATAATAAGGAATCAGAAGATTATAAAGATTATTATAATAAATTAAATAAAAAATCTAATTTAATAATTGATTCATTCTTATGTACGGGTGAAATTAATGAACCCAAATCATTATATACTGAAGTATCTCTTATTAAAAAATTGGAAAAAGAAGGAATTGGAAGACCTTCTACATATTCTTCAATTATTGATAAATTATTTCAAAAAAAATATGTAAATAAAGGACCCAATCCATCTATTAATATTAATATTAATAATTTCTTAAAAAAACATAAAAAAAATATTAAAATTACTAATAAAGAAATTAAAACAGGTGGTAAAAATACTGATTTATTAGTACCAACAGACTTAGGTATTAAATCAATTCTTTATTTACAAGATATTATACCATTCTTATTAAATATTAATTTTACTTCAGAAATGGAAAAAGCACTTGATAAAATATCAAATGGTGAAATAACTAAAGAAAATATTTTACAACAATTTTATAATAAAATTTTACCTATTATTGATACTAATACAAATAATAATTCTTTTAATAATACTAAAAAAACTGGTATTATTAAAAGTAAATATGGTTATTGTTATTATCATGAAAAAGATAATAGATATGTTAATATCGAACCATATTTAACATGGAAAAAAAAAACAGTTGATGATTTAGAAACGAAAGAAATAGAATTTCTTTCATCACTTCCAAAACAAGTAGAAAATAATTATTATTTACATATTGGCAAATATGGATTATATTTAAAAGATTCTAGTGGTAATAATATTAAATTAGATAAAAAAAAATGGAATGATTATATTTAAAATTGTGACATTCTAATATAATATGATCCCATTCTCGTTGGCACCCAGGTTACCTTAAATTTATTATTTACTAATCCAAAAATAACACAACATTGTGATGTACCAGCTAGTTCCATTGCTGCTATTAATGTATTATTTTCCCATTTATTTTGTTGATAAAATGTTTCATTAATACATGGATTATCATCATAACTCCAACCATTGCTTGCATGTGTAAAACAATTAGAAGTAAAATTTATTCCCATATCACCACCAGCCGTAAACCAAGGATCAAAATTTACAGCCCACTTATCAGAAACAGTTACATTTTTTTTTACTGCAAATTTAAAAGATTGATGTTGCCACTGAGGCGGATCTTCGGGGTGTTTAAATTGTCCAAAATAAGAATTTGTATAATTTTCATTTTTATAATAATTAACATATGGACTATAATACCAATCTGTACCATTATCTGATATAATTTCTATTTTTAAAGACATTGTAGTATTGTCATTATTTTGCTTTTTATCTTGTTGTAGAAATAAGGTTAAATATTTTATATATTGAGTTCCATCTGAAAAAGTTTGTAAATTATCTATATCAACTTCTAAATATTGATTATCCATAATATGATTATAATAGTATGGGTTACTAGTTGTACTAGTATTTATTTGAGTTTGTGAAAATCCATAATCATAAATACCATTTTTATAATCGTCTAATTCTTTTAATCGTACAAATGATTCTTTAGTTGCAAAACCAGCTGAAGCAGATGAACCAGATGGTTTCCATGCTTCTCCTGCAGAATTTATTATTGTTCCAGATAATTTAATATCTCCTTCGATATGCAATTTATTAGTAGGTGTAACAGTACCAATTCCAACATTACCATTTGATAATATAGTAAGTTTATCAGAATCATTAATTTTAAATAACATTTTATCAATACTATTGATCTCTTTAATATTAATTATATTCATATTAATAAATATTAATATAAAAAGTACATTTCTTTATTTAAAATTTTTTTTATAAAGTTTTTTAAAAATTTAAAATTTTTTAAGAAATGTACTTTTTTATAATTTACTAATTTCTATAAAATTTTCACTTTTTGTTGTATTTATTATTATTTCATCTTGTTTATATATTAAACTATATTCTTTTGCTAGATTTATTAAATTATTCATTATTTCTGGATCTGCTTTATGTATTAATGTTAATGTATGTGTTTTTTCTTTATCACCATGCCAATAACCCGTTTTATTAGAAACACTAAATGAATTAAAACGAGTTGCAATATTATTTTTGACAAATTTTTTCCATTCTTTATTAGTAACAATACTAGTTATATCATTATTTTTAATTTTTGTACCAAAATAACATATTGTCGTATACCAACACATTTTTATTTTGTTAATTATTGATAATATTTTTTATTATATCCATTTTGTACTAAACAATCCTTATATAAATTTAATAATCTTTCATAATTTACAGTATTATTTCTATTTGTATTTATAACATGTTTTAATGTTTCAGATAATCTATCTATTTCTTCATTTTTTCTTTGCAATTCATTTTGTAATGTATTATTATAATTCTTTAACATATTTAAATTAAAATCATAATCTTTATTCTTTTTATAAGAATTAATATAACATATTAAATTATTTTTATAAATTTCTAATAATTCTTTTTTATTAAATAATTTAATATGTTTATTATTTTGATTTCTACAATAGGGACAATTATATTTAATAAATATTTCTTCATCTGCTATCATTACTGATTTTCTTGATTCCAATTTATTACAACAATTTAAACATATTGATTTTTTACATATATGACAATGTAAATTATCACTATAATTATTATTATTACATATTAAACATTCTTTTGTTTCGGACATCATTAATTAATTACAATATAATTTTAAAAAATGATATATTATTATAATTAATATTTTAATGGATAAAGAATTTTTATTAATTGCATTTAATTTTAATATTATCTATGATAATTATAATAGGTATCAAAAAAATTCATCAAAATCTAATTTTGTTATGAGTTTTTATGAAATTTATCATTATAATATTAATAAAATCCGAAACTTAATATTTAAATTTAAAAATAAAACAAGTAATAAACAAAGAAATAAATATGGAGCAAAAATTAGTAATATAGAACATCATTTAAATTATAATAAAAAAATAATCTATATTGAAAATTTTTTAAACAATATTTGACATTTTATTTAAAAAAATATATCTTTCTTTAGAAGACATTTTAAGTAAATATTTCGATATTATATTTTTGAATTTTGTTTTATATGGTTCTCTCCAACTTACTCTACCATTTATTTCTTTAATATTAAAATCATAATATTTGTTTTCATTATTATAATATTTTAATAAATGCCATAATATTATATGTAAATTATAAAATAATAGTAAATTTTTCTTAACTAAAATATAACTTTTTATATCATTTAACAATTTTTTATCTTGAGGATAATATATATATTTGCATATTTCTAAATATACATCTTTATTTAAATTATCCCATATACTACTCATTTATAATTCATAATATTAATTATATTTATATAATCATATAATTATAATTTTTTAATATACAAAATAAGAAATAATTTCTGTTATAGATACTTATTTTACTTATATATTTTCGTATCCAATATTCATGATTGGAATTTTTATTTAGTAAATTTGTAAATAATTCATCCTTTTCTTTATTATCTTTTTTTGTTTCAAAAACTAATATTAAATCCCATAATATATTATTATTATAATTTTTTTTTATAAATTCCATTGTATAATAATAACTTTTTATATCATTTAATAAATTTTGATCTATATTATAATATATTTGTGATAAAATTTTTTCTTTTAATAGACAATCTGGTAAATTATCCCAAATACATACTGTATTTGACATTTAAAAAAAATATATAAATATTTAATCAATTTTTATATTTTTCATCTTAAAAATTTTTTTTTTATAATTTACTTATTTTTACTATATGTTTTTTTCATATTGTGATTTAATTTATGTAATTCTTCTGCTATTTTTGATAACGAATCAGCAATTGTATTTCCTTCATTATCAATAAATACTCCCTGAAACATTGCTCCTAATGCTTCATTTGTAACACCGATTGAATCAAAGATATCATCTCCATCTTCGTCTTCATCATCATCTTCATCTTCGTCTTCATCATCATCATCGTCATCATCTTCATTATCGTCTTCTGATAATGTATCAGAAGTATCAGAAACATCTACATCTTCGTCATCATCATCGTCGCCTTCTTCAATAACAATTTCATCATCCTTCTTTTTTTTAGTTTTTTTATTTTTATTTTTCTGTATTTTTTGTATATTAGATAATATATTTTGTATACTATTTACAGATTCTGTATTTAACTCTTCATCATCGGAACATATACTATTATCATCTTTACTATTTTTTACAACAGATTTATCAGCCATTATAAATTTTTTATATGTTAATTCTTTATATATTTTTAATTATTATTAATAGTATAGAGAGGAAAATTAAATATGAATAAAAATTTAATATGGATTATAGCTTTTCTATTAGGATTATTTATCATTATTAGTATTTTTATTTTAAATAATTTCATAACAAAAGAAAATTTCGAAGATAATATTAATAATGATGATACAACGAATTATGTATATGATAATAATAATATAGAAAATACTGATAATAATTATATTGAAACACCTGAAAATAATAATAATATAGAAAATACTGATAATAATTATATTGAAACACCTGAAAATAATAATAATATAGAAAATACTGATAATAATTATATTGAAACACCTGAAAATAATAATAATTTTGAAACACCTGAAAATAAAAATATAGAAAATATAGAAGTTGAAAACAATATTAATGATAATATTATATCAACAGGTACATCACTAGATATAATGAATCAAATGAAAAATATATTGGCATCTAGTAAAAATGAAAATTTAATAGAATCTGTTATTCCAAATACAGATATATCATCAACAACAAAAACAGAAGATTTAAATAAAGAAATAGAAAAAGATATACCTCACTCTAAATGTTATTCAAATTTTAGATCAACAAATATATTTAATCACGGGAATGATTTATATGATGTTCCATATATTCAAAATACATTAATGCATATTAATACATATAATGAAAAATTTCCAAAAATTTCTAAATCAAATGGTAAAAATCCACTTATTTGGTATGACGAGGTAAATAATAAAAATGATATACCAGGTATACATGAAGAAAATAATAGGAAATGGTTTGATATTAGTGAACCAATAACTGATAAAAAAATAATAAAATATGAAGATACAATATCATCAATTGATTTAAATCAAATACAATTATCAGGACCAATTGCTATTAAATTTTCAAATAATAAAAATAATAATTTAGAACCATTTAGTATATTTTTTATAACAAAAATTAAAAATTTAGGAAAACAAATGGGGAATAATGGTAAAGAAATATTTAGCAGTTTATTTGAATTGCCTTTAGCAACAATAATTGACGAATCTGGTTTAAATGATGATACAGATCCAAATTCAAAATATATAGGAGGAATAATATCGCTAATGATAAAAGAAGAATCTGATATAAATAAAAAAACTTGTAATGTTACTATAAGAGTTAGATTCGGAGATCAACCATACGATTGGAAGGGTATAGATAATAAATTAATATTAAATAAAAATATATTAATAGGATTAATATATGATGGTAATAATATTAGAATTATATTAGATAATTTAGCAAAAAATTTTAATATTACAGAAAAACAAAAAACTTATAAAAAATTAGTATTAGGTTCAACACAATTTATAATTAATAAAAAAAGAAAATTAGAGGATAATATTAATATGGAACTATTCTCATTTATTTATTATAATAAAGTATTTACAGACAGAGATATAGATTTATATATTAAATATAATAATTATCATATAAATAAATTGCATAATTTAAAAGAATCTAATGAATTTATAAAAATAGAATTAGATAAATGTCAAAAAGAAAATAGTACAAAAATAGATCATTTACAAAACAAATTAATAAATAAAGATAATGAATTAGATAAACTAAATAAAGAATATATTAATTTATTAAAAAAAATTGGAAAACAACCGGAACATACCCAAATATATAAGTTTGATAAAACTTATGAAAAAAAACGTGATAAAAATGAGATAGACGATATTGCAACATGGGGACAGCACCTAAATGATACAAAAAATATATTATTTAATGATAATAATAATTGGAATATGTCGGGGGGAAAAAATATGAAAAAAAATCAAATAATTGAAGTACCAGAAGAAGAAAATTATGAGATTGATAAAACTTATGAAAAAAAACGTGATAAAAATGAGATAGATAATATTGCAACATGGGGTCAACACCTAAATGATAAAAAAAAAAAATTAATTAAAAAGAAAAAAGAAGTATCAAAAGAACAATATTATGGGATTGATGAAAATTTGCAAGAACGGATAGCAATAGAAAAGAAAATAGAATTAGATAATTTAAAAAAAACTAGACAAACCAAATATAAAAATTAATTAAAGATTATAATTTATTAATTAATAAAAGTTATGTCGGAAAAAGCAGCAATTTTAATATTAACTCAAAATACAATTGAAAGAAAAGTATATTTAAAAACTACATTATACTTTCTCTTTAAAAATTTTAATAATAAATATAGATATCCTATTATTATTTTACACGAAGGTGATTATAATGAAAGAGATAAAATAGAAATTGTCACTGGAATACGTGGTGAATGTAAGGAATTAATTAAGTTTAAAGAACTTGATAAAAATGATTTCGAAATTCCGGAACACATTGATAAAGATAAATTAAATAAATCAGTTAATACACAAATAGTACCATATTGGAGAAATAAAAAATATAGATCAATGTGTTATTTTTGGATAAAACATTTTATAAAATATTGTGATGGTTACGATTATATTATGAGATTAGATGATGATAGTATTATAGAAGAACCAATTACTTCGGATTTATTTAAACTATTAAATGATAACAAGAATGTATATATGTCTAATATAATACATATAGATTGTGGTATTTGTAATTTTGAAATGAAAGAATTATTTAAAAAAATAATACCAAATATAAATAATGAAAAACTAGATAAATTATTTGTAAAAGCTGAAATTAGTAATAAGCAACCAATTTATAATAAATTAAAAGAATTATATCATATTGTTAATAATATTGAATATGATAAAGATAATTTTACAATAAATATGCCATTAATGTATTATAATAACTTTTTTATAACTAATACTAATTTTTGGAAAAGAGACGATGTTTTAAAAATTATTGATGAAATTGATAAATCAGGTAATATATTTTATTATAGATATGGTGATGCACCATTACAAACTTTAATAGTTTCATTATTAGAACCTGAAAAAATTACAAGAACAGTATTTAAATATTCAAAAAAATTACAACGTGAATGTTTTATAGATTTAAATAATAATATTCATTCATATATGCCTGATAATTATAATCATAGTTCTTGTATTATTAATAAAAATTGATTATTAAAATAAAATATATAAGTATTATTATAATATGAAATATATAGGCGCTCATATTACAAAAGATAATTCTATATTGAAAACAATTCAAAACGTTCATAATAATAATGGTAATTCTATACAAATATTTGTTTCTTCGCCTATGAATAGTTCATTCCCTATTAAAGAAAAAATTAATGAAGAAAGTAAAAAAGTTATTGAATTTTGTGATACTAATAATTTTAAATTAGTCGTTCATGCATCATATGTTATAAATTTAGCAAATTCGCGTATTAATAAAAGAGTAGTTGATATACAAGATAGGTGGTGGATTAAATTACTAATAGCAGAATTAGATGCATGTGAATTATTAAATGGTATAGGAGTTGTAGTTCATGTAGGTAAATATACTACATTAACACCTAATGAAGGATTGGAAAATATGTATTTATCAATTAAATATATTATTTCATATTTAATTGATAATAACTATAAATCAAAATTAATTATTGAAAATCCAGCGGGAGTAGGTACTGAACTTCTTAAAACACCATTAGATTTTTGTAAATTTTATAATAAATTTACAATAAAAGATAAAAAACATTTAGGTATCTGTATTGATACCGCACATATTTGGTCTTCGGGTTTTGATATAATGGAATATTATAAAAATTTCTCAGAACTAAATAATGTAATAGTAATTCATTTAAATAATAGTAAAGTTACAAAAGGTGCTTTATTAGATAGACATGAATATTTGTTTGATGGTAAAATAAATATTAATGATTTAAAAAACTTTGTTTCTAAAATGAAAGAAAGTATAATTATTCTTGAAAAACCTACAAATAAATATATTTCAGAATTTGAATGGATAAAAAATATTATTTAATCTATAAAAGTTTAAATAATATTTTAATAAATTCATTCATTTAAATAATAAAGTTGCAAATGCTTTCTTTATTTGACAAAATTTAATAAATTTAATTTAAATGGATAAAAAAATTATTTAATCTCGTCATAAATAATTTAATTAATATTTTATATAATATTTTTTTAATTTACTTATATTATAAAAAAAATGATATTTTATTTAAAATAATAAAATTATCATTAATAAAAATAATGAATTTAATTGATACACATTATGTATATCTATCTATTATATTTATATTAAATTTATTTAATATTGTAAAATGTAATAAATATCCTCTTAAAAATTCAACATTAAAAAAATCAAATTCTGAAAATGATCTTAATATCTTTTCAAATAAATCATTAAAAAATAAATTATATAGAACTGATAATTCTTATATTTATCATTTAGTTAAAGATAATAACTATCATTTTTGTGATAATATATCATATAAAAAAATAGATAATTTCTATAAAGACCATCCTGTACCTATTCATTTTAATTCGGTCAGTTCATCACCAATTTCTTCACCCCCTGTCGAAAAAAAAAAAATTGATAATATTGATTATTATAATGAATTTTATCATGATTTTTAATTTAATTCAAAATTTAATCTTTTTATATTTTCATTGTTAATATTTTTATTTTTTTTTAATTTTTTAATTAACTTTTTGAAAAATGAATCTTTTTTTGTATTATTTTTTTTATTTTTATTTATTAATAATTTTGTATTAATATAATTATTTATTTCTTTTATTTTTAATTCTTTTTTTTCCATATTATATTTTTTTAATATTTTATTTACTACATTGTATTTCTTATTGTAATTATATTCAGGACAGGTTAATTGTTTATTTGGAAAATCTGCTAAATTATCTTTTATATTATCTATAAATATTAATCTATTATTAAATACTTCATATCTGAATTTTTTATAATTTAGCAATGGATATTTACTTTTTAATTTTTTAAATATTATATTTAATACATTCGTTAATGATTTAGACATATCAAAATGTGAATAATCTCTTGTAAAATATGGTTTATTAAATTTCATTTTTGCAGCTTTTTCTATATTATATACAAGTCCATTATGAGTCCAAGTATATGAAGAATTTGTATAAACATATATCTCAGTTGTTTTATATGTTTTTTTTATAAATTTAATAAATTCAATAAAATATGGTCTTAATAAACCTTGTTTTAGCGTTTTCACAAAATCTATATATTTTTTACATTTTTTTAAAACATCTTTTTTATTACAATTATTTTTAATCAATTGCATTAATTCATATTCATATATTGGATATTCAACATTGCCAATTATACAATTATCAATATCAAATATAAAAATATATGGTAATTTTTTTTTTTCCATCCTAATTTATTAACTTTTTTTTTATTTAAATGATACCATAACATTAATTAGAAGAAAAGGAAAAACTTTCTTATTAACCTCCACATAGTTGATTACAATCTGTTAATATATTACTTAATTCTTGCTGTGAATATCCCGTGACACTCATTACATGTCGCCAAGCCACACCTATATCCCCAGTATTCACCGTCGCGAATTGTACTACTTCATTCCAATCATTCATAATAGTGGAACAACTTTTACCGCCATACTTTTTTGTAGAACATGTGGGCCGTGCTACGCAATTATTCCCACTTAGGTAATGGGTATCTTCACACGAAATACATATATTTGCCCCATCCGATGTGCATGCAGATCCAGTTGCCGGGTCACCATTAGAGCAATTACAATAATTTTGCTCACAAATACCAGGTGAAGTATCCTTACAACCAATTCTTGTTTGACCTGTAGGACAACTTTCACAGTTTTCACAAGTTCCAGAAAACGTTGGATTATCTACATTACCGCAATCTTTTCGATATTGTTTTGCACCACATGCAGGACAATCATTACAAGTTCCCTCAGAAGTACTACCACAATCTTTTCTATATTTTTTATTTACTTTTAGCCATTCACCACAATTGCCAATACAACCACTACAATCAAAAGAAGTTCCATATCCCCCCACACCCTGCATATAGTAATTACAAAAATTCCCCATATTTTGTTTTTCATAACAAATATCATCACATTTTTCTATTGTTGTATTACAATTTTTGCATGTTTTACATGATGTTGCCATACTAGTATATTTTTTATATGTATTTGGTTCACATTCTTCACACCTTGCTCCTAAAGTTCCTGGGTTAGCAGTTAATTTATATCCACCATTACATAGAGCGCACACATATTCTGTTTCGCTAGTACAAGAATATGACTCTTTACCATTCGGTCCGCATTTACAAATTTTTCGTTTACACGTCCCTTTAGAATCACCACCACAATCTATTCTTTTTATATGAGGATCTCCATTTGGATAGTGTATACTTGTACATTTAAGATTACTACAACTTTTACATCCATTTACAGTTATTTCATCATTATAATTATCCCCCGTACATTCTACACATTTGCCGTTAACTAATCCATATCCTGGATCACAATTTATACATTGTTCCCTATCACTTTCACTTTTTTTTTTCTCACAAGTTTCATCTGCTGCTTCGCCATGCTCACAAGTACATTCATAACACTGATCATCATTGCATACACCATCTTCTCCTGATGGTTTAGGTAAAGTTTTATTTCTATCTTCTGTAAAATCAATACATTCACCATTTATACATAATAAATCAGAATTAATAGTATTATTATTGCTTAAAAAATTTATATTTTCAGAATAAATATTTAAATCAGAATCGAGTGTATTTAATTGAGTAATATCATAATTACTGAAATTATCTATATTTTTAGATAAATAATGTATAAATATTATTATAACTATTATAACTATTATAAATATTATAATAACCATTATACTAATACTAGAAAAAATATAATGGATTTTTAAATTATTAACCCATTTTTATATTTTTATCCATCTATTTTTATTTAAATATTAATTATATATTAATTATTACCTTATATGAATACTCATAATAATATTATTGCAAATCAATATGATTTAATTGCAAATTCTTTTGATAATTCAAGAGTTAGAATTTGGAATACCGTTAAAGAATTTCTAAATAATTACGATACTAATGATACATTATTAGATTGTGGATGCGGTAATGGTAAAAATATGATATATGCTAATAATATTGGGTATATTTCAGAAGGTTTTGATATTTCAAATAAATTATTAAATATTTGTATCGCTAAAAATTTAAATGTTTATTATAATGATGTTTTAAATTTTAAATCTAATAAAAAATATAATAAAATTATTGCTATTGCTACTTTACATCATTTAGAAACTATTGGAGAACAAAAATTAGCTATTTTAAATTTACTAAATTCTTTATCTGATAATGGTACTCTTCTGATTTCTTTTTGGTCTAAAGAAAAAAATTTTAATAATGAAAATTATATAAAAAATAAAATAGATTATCGCGATTTTGATTCTGGTCCAAATTATGTCAAATGGAAATTATCACCTAATAATATTATTAATAGATTTTATTATATACATGATTATGATTCTATTAATAATTTAGCAGAATCATTGGGTTATAATTATATTATTACTTGGGAATTACAAAATTGGTTTATTTTATTTTATAAATAAATTTTATATATTCATACCGTTTAATTCTTTGTTTAATATTTCTATTTGCTTCTTTGAATATTTTTCAAAACAATTTTTTCTTAATTTAATTTTAAATTTTATAAATATTTCGTCCTCATATATCCAATCCCCTAACCATCTTCTATCTACCATACATGATTGTCCCCCACCACAAGGACATCGCATATTTTTTGGCATATCATCTAGAGTAATCATATTGATTATTTAACTAAATTAAATATATCATTTTTTATTATATAGATATTTAGAAGAATATGTCAAAAAAAAATTATAATTTATTTATATATTTTTTAATAATTTTAATTATTTTATTTATTTTATTTTCAATATATCTTTATTATTCAAATTTAAATTTAAAAAAATATATTACTATTGAAAAAAATAATAATATATCTATTAATAATAATTATCTTAATGAAAAAAATAAAAATAATAATATTAAATCTGAGTTAAATAAAATTAATAATAAAATTAATAATAAAAATAATTTAAAAAAAGATGAAATTAATGAAATTAAATTAAAATACTCTAATTTAGAAAATAAATTTAATAAAATTAATCACGAATTAAATATTCATAAAAATCATAATTCTGATAAAATTTGTATGTCTCTTAAACAATTAAATCAAATTAAAAATAATAATAATAATAATAATAATAATAAAAGTACTCGCGCTGATACTATTATTAGAGATTATAGAGTATTAAATGATGAATTATTTCCACCTATTAATCGTTCTGATACTAATAATCATACTGAATTAACTAACAATATTATTAATAGAAGTATGTATATTAAAACTAATAATGTAAATGATACATTTCGTCTCGTCGGTTATGTAACAAATAATTCAGAAGAAAAAGATACTGGTAATAATAATTGGAAATTATTTGCTAGACAAAAAGATAGACATTCTTCTGAATTTTATATGACTCCTACAAACAATAATAATGATGTTAAAATATCTATTACTGATGATATAATACTTGGTAATAAATTAAGAGATATGTATGCTATACCTAATATCATTAGTTTCAATTCTCCTATGTTAAATACATCTCCATATCAAGTTGTTGAAATACCAAGAAATGATTTTATATATAATCCATAAAAAAAATTAAAAATTACTTTATTTTTTTGCTTTAGTTTTTTTTGCTTTAGTTTTTTTTGCTTTCACTTTTTTTTTTCCTTTCCCACCTTCTTTATTTTCTGTTTTTTTTGGAAAATGATATTTATTTTTAGCTTCTTTCTTTTCCATTGCTTTATGAATTTTTAGTACTTCTTCTCTCTGTTGTTCGGTTAGTTTAGCTAAAAGTGCTTTTGCTCTCGGACCCTCAAACTTGCCTTCCATTTTTTTCTTTTCTATATTATTACAATATACTTTTATAGATAATTTACGTATTTAATTTTAAATTTCTCTATATTAATTAATAAATCTTTTAAAGTTATACTTTTTTCATAACCACGTGATTTACAATTTGGATTTTGTCTTTCACATTGTCTATTTGGTTTCATACCTATAAAATCCCAAAAAGAAGGACCTCTCTCACTCCCACTAGCATCTGTATCTATATATAAAATATCAGAATCTTTCAATGAGAATTCAGTCGAGAATTTATACACCCTGTTACCACTCATATCAGTATAATCATATCTTCTAGTTACAAGATAATAAAATAATTCTAAAAGTTTTATAGATAATTTACGATTTTGATAAGTTTCATCTATATGTATTGATAAATCATATGGTTCAGTAGTTCTTAAACTAAAATGTCCTAACTCTTGATTAGGATCTTCTTCATCTACCATTAATGCTGAAATTTCTCTAGGTGTTATATCTTCTCTAAATGTTAGTCCTCCGCCTTTTATTTTATTATATTTTTTACCTCGTAATGTATTTCTAGTTTTTTTTTTCGAATTATTTTGTGATGAATTAGTTTTTTTTTTTGA